AATTGCGTGCGAAACTAGTTTTTTCACTTGAAACATTATAGAAATCGAAAATCTAATTAACTAACTATATAAAAGTATATAAATTTATATTTATACTTTTATATACCATATATTTTATATATATACACTTTTTAGAATGGCGTTGGTTGTTGCGAGTTTATTACAAAGGGATGCGGTATTGCGCTCGATTGGTGCTACAAATTCAAAAATATACGAAATTTTATCGGAATACATGTGCGGAGAGACGTACATTAAATCAAAAATGGAAAAATTGGATATTATTTATAAATTAGAAGTAATTGAAAGTTATATTTCAGAAATACCAGAAACGGTTCATGAAAAAGCAAGCATACATAAAGCGTTGACGGGCATTCACGACATGTGCACGAAATTGCATAATGAGCTGGATGCGATTTTGAAAAAGATAAAGACGCACAATGAAAAATATTTTTATTATTTGAGGACATTTGATATTTCATCGGATTTATTGAACCTTGAAACGCATGTTTATAATTTAAATCACAGATTCAAAATGTTTTTAGGGTTAATGAATGCAAACATTTCTATAACAACAAGTGAAACAATAAAATGAAATAATAAATAATTATGATAATTTATATAAATACATATGAAGATATAAATATACACCACCGTGATATATTTATAGTTACAACATATTTACATGACAAATCAGACAAATCAGAACGAACAACTTGAGACAAACGACCAAGGTGGTGGCGCCGACATTGCGGAAGCTGTAAACATGGTTGCAGCGTTGTACAACAAGTACGCGAATTTGCCAAATGTTCAACAAAAGTTGATTCATCACATTATGGATGCGTTGCCGGCAATTCTTGAAAATACTGTTCAACAGTGTAAACAGAGAGAAGAGAGAAAAAAGTCGCTAGAAGAAAAAACAGATGAATTTATTGAAGAATTTCTTGCAAAAACCCGATATTTTTATCATTCAGGCACCGAGTTATTTTTTATTTATTCCGACGATAAAATATACGAAGTTATAAAAGAAGACAATATTCAACATTCCATTTTAACAACGATTACGGCAAGTCACAAAGACTTGTTGCCGTGGAAATATAAAATAAAAATACAAATTATAAAACGAATTCGAGAGAATAATAATATACTGAAATCAATACCGGAATCGGAAACTATTCAAAATATTATACGGTTGCTCACACCTGCGTTATTTCACAATAAAGACACGGTGAAATACTTTCTCACAGTTGTTGGAGACATCCTTCACAAAAAAAATTCACTTCATTATTTTATTAATTCAAAAACTTTTATTCCATTTATCAAAGAATTAAATCAGGAGTGTTACAAGTACTATGGTATTAATTTATTGACTCATTTCAAGTTTAAATACTATGAACACGCAAACAAAGATTGCCGACTTGTAAATGTGTGCGAGCTATCAAATGCTTACAACGATTATTTCAAATCGCACATTATTCCTCACATTATTGATTTATTCTGCGTCGCATCTCATTATTCAACGCGGTATGTATCTGCCGATTTGTTTTTGGATAAATATTGCAACGACTATTCGGTAATAAATCACGCCCTATACTTGAAAAATAATACCAACCTTGAAATTGTGGCGCGATTTATTCATGCGACCACAGAAGAGTGTCCTGGTTACAATATTACGTGTAAAAATATGTCATACTTGTGGAAGATATTTATAGAAGAAGAAAATATTCCGAATATCTATTTTACTCATTCTCTCCAGCAACTGTTATCAACACATTGTGAAGAGTTGAACTTGGACATTGATGCGCTGCAGTTGCCGCATGATGTTGAAAATACGGTTATAAAAAATAGAACGAGCAAACATTTACCATTTGTATGCAGTTTCATGTCATTTTGGAATACTTGTATTGTAGATTTTAATAATGCAGAAGTGGGGGAAGAAGAGGAAGAAGAATATGAATTAGAATTGGAAGAGTTGTTGTCATTGTTCAACAAATCAATTAAGCGGTCAGCGACGACGCTGTTGCATAATAACGTGTCGGATAAAATGTTACTCGGGCTTATAAAACATTTTTACCCGGATATTATTATAGAAGATGACAAGTATTTGATTCACGTGGGATGCAGGTCGAGTATATGGAATAAAAGAGGGGAAATTGAGGAATTTATACAAAAATATAAAGAGTCGAAATTGGAGAGCGCTAATGCAAATGCGACAAGTCAGTCAAGTCAGTCATTGTACGCAATTTATCAGTGTTATTGCAAATACGCGTTTGATAAGGAATACAATATCATTAGCAAACGATGGTTTGAAAAGTATTTCATGTCGGTTTACGATTCATATTTGATTTATACAGAAACAAATGCGAATATAATTGTTTCGCCAAAATGGTTTAGTATTTGATTATTGTGACATTTATAATTTATAAAATAGAACCAGTTTAATAAATAATTATATTTGTATATTATATTTGTATATTATATTTGTATATTATATTTGTATATTTATATTTATTAACAATAAATCGAAATGGAAATGCTAACGCAAGAAGAGACGGCTTCATTAGCAGAAGCAGCAGCAGCAGCAGCAGCAGCAGAAGCGGTGGAACGATTCAAATCAAATATTTGTTCTCTTTTAATCTCATATAAATACATAGATAATCATGAGTGTAAAACTTTTACATTTCCAATAAAAATTGACCATTCAAAGTATGAGTTGAAATTTATTTTTAGAGGTGAAGATAACTTTGATATAGTTGTTTCAAACTTAGAAAGTAACACCGTAATTGATTCCAAAACAAATCCTATAAGATTTTCATTAATTGTTGGACTTTTTATCTTATATTTAACACCATTAATTGTTGATTTAGATGATAAACATGAATATCATGTCAAGGTAATAAAAGATGATGTTCATAGTGTATTATCTACGATTCGTGGTGCAAGTTATCTAGATGTTGATGTAGTAATAGAAAAGCCAAATGTGAAAAAAGATTCATGTGTGGTGATGGGTGGTAAAACTAAAAGAAAATCAAAGAAAAGAATGATGAAAAGAAAATCAAAGAAAAGAATGATGAAAAGAAAATCAAAGAAATTTTTTCGTCGTTAATAAAAATACAATAATAAAATTAGCATTATCAATTAATTATCAATTATATAAATATGTACCATATATATATAATTAACTATACCATTAAAATGAACGATAAATCAATTGAGTTAATAACTCCAGAAGTTTTAATGAAATATAAACTAAATAAGTCGGTAAAAAAATATTTATTAGATGATAAAAATTTTCTAGAGTGTTTGTTAATTATTGATAAAAATAAAACGGGAATTGTGTGTAAAATCACAATAAACGGAATTAAATATTATATACATTTTTCAAGACCTTCTACAGACATTTCAACATTTTATAACTCAGAAGAACAGGCTAAAGTTTACACAAGTCTTACAAATAGAGTTGAAGCAACTGATGACAGATACAATTTTGTAATGTTTTTATTTTTATTGAAAATGATAGAAACAAAAACGACAGAAATGGCGGAACCACAAAAAAGGGATGATATTAGTTTATTTGGCAGAATAACAGCTTTCGATTCATTCAAACTAAGTTATCCCGATGATAAAGTTAACATTAGAGATGATGTAATATTGGAAGTTCCCCAAGTTGTAGTGTCTAGAAAATTATTTACATTTGACCAATATGAAGAAAAATGTAAAAAAGATTCATGTGTGGTGATGGGTGGTAAAAAAACTAAAAGAAAATCAAAGAAAAGAATCATGAAAAGAAAATCAAAGAAAAGAATGATGAAAAGAAAATCAAAGAAAAGAATGGTAAAAAGGAAATAACAATATTTGTTTATTTAATTATTAATCTCTCTTCTCTCTTACAACTTGTAAAAATAAAAATATAAACTATTTTATTCATGGTGGGGGGGGGGGGATTGGAGGGTCAGCGGGGAACGAACCCCTGTTATTTCCCATCGGTTTTGTAAACGGGGGCGCTTGATTTAGCGGCATCTGCAGATGTCTGTGCATCCTTTTTATCTGCCAAAAATTGAGCAGCGGCTGCACGCGCTTGTTTGGGTGTTTGCACACACGGAACTGTCAGCATGTAGTTGTAACTAATTGATGTGATAAGAATTCCGGTTAACAAATACCAAATAAAATAAGAAACAAGGTTTTTCAGCATAATGTACTTTTTAAGTTCAGAAAATAATGGACTGTTGCTTGCATCTACATTTTGAACTCTTTGAAGTCCATTTTTGAATAACTGGACCTCGACACTTTTATTCCAAAAATTCACAATATTTTCATCATTAAGCGTGTTGATAATTGTGGAAGGGTCGCTGAGTATATTTTGAATGACTTTTAATGCATCTTTATTTGGCGGAGTTCCGACATTTAGCAATTTTTCTGTAAAAAGCGATGATACACCTATTACGCTCGCTACAGCATAGCCAATAGTATTTGAAAATGCGGCAAGCCAACCAGGAAACATTGTCAGTAATAAATTGAGTAAGCCGAAAATAAGAATCCATGGAATAATTGTCGCAACGGCTGCAGTTCCAACATTTGAGGGACTGTTACACAACTGTTTGGCTAAATATATATTCAAAATAAATTGACTGACAAGTATTAAAATAAAATAAATAACAAATAAAGCGGTTGCTTTTTCTGGCATCATATACTTCATCGCAAAATATAGAACGGTAAGTCCAATGTAGACAAAAATGGACGTGGCAGGGTCAACTACTTGAGCGGTCGAAGAAGATGCGGTTGCTGCGGTTGCTGCGGTTGCTGCGGTTGTGGTTGCTGCGGTTGTGGTTGCTGCGGTTTCGGTCGAAGACATTTTTCTCTATTTATTTAGTAATAATATTTTATTTTAATGTTTTTGTATTATCAATATATTAAAAATTATATTAATTAATGTGTTTAATGTGTTTAATGTGTTTAATGTGTTTAATGTGTATAAAATTAATATGAAATTATCTCTCATCTTTTATAGAATATAACATCCACAAACACACACACAACACACACACATATACAAGTGAAATAGTCAAGTTAGTATGAATTATTTTAGAATGGGTAGTAGTCCAGGTCAAGATGATAAACCATTTTTAACCGAACCTGGTGTGAAATCATTTATTAGCGGTATCTTGAAAGGTTGTCATCAAATAAAATCACATCATTATAATACCGTCTTCAATATAACAATGTTTGCATTATTTTCCATACTTTTAGGAGGGATTTTATATTTCAAGTACAAAGGAAAGCTTACTCCTGAAGAAAAGGAAAGAAAAAAACAACAAGAAAAACAATACATTTTAACAAAACTGAACAATGTGTCTGCAACAATAAAAATGGACCGTAGTAAAGGCGGTGTAACGCATGCGAATTTAATAACAGACTTGCCTTCATGGTAAGGGGCGTGCGTGCCGTCCCTTATAATCCGCTTTAATTTAGTTCAACTTGTATCAACTTGTATAATATAATATTGTATAAAATTATATTATATTATATAATTTTATATAAACTAGAATAATATGAGCAGCCAACCAGAAGAATCAAATGATGAAAAAGTTATAAACTATTTTAGGCTCAAACAAGATTATTTTGAAGAAAGAAAAAAGATAATCAACAAGTTGTATAAAAAAACGAAATTTATAGAATCAACAAATGAAAAAAAACGACTTGCAATCAAGGAAGATGTATTGGGGTCGGATGCGATGAATGCGATTTTATCAAAAATGCAAAAGATAAAAAAAAGTCGCGGATTCAAGATGGGAAACACGCATAATCTTCAAAATTTATTAGAGTCGCAGTTCAAAAAAGTAGAAGAAATGAAGGAACGCATTATAAATTTGAAATTGGATTTACTATTTAATTATAAATCCGAAGATGATGCTCTTGCCGAAATTACCGTGAAAATTCCTGAATTTAATAGACAACTTGAAGTATATAAAAAATATGTTTCTGATTATGAAAATGTTGTAAATAATCAAGAGCAACGTGTTCAGTTGCATCGCATTCGTGATGACATTCAAACAGTTTTAATGAACATTGAAAAGCAGCAAGAAATTATGAACCAAACGCCAGCCCCTTTGAAAAAACTCGAGATTATTCATAATATTCTTGAAACATATCAAACATCTCTCCAATTCAACCCCGATTACCAAGAAGAAGAAGAAGAAGAAGAAGAAGAAGAGGGGGCACGAAGAGAAGAATCGAAACGAAAAAAAGATACTGAAACCACAAAACAAATGAAATTAAAATACGCGTATTGTTCAATGTATAAAGTTCACCCGGATGATGATGAAATATATCTTATACAAAGTCCTTACACAATCTCACAACTCGAAGTTGTTTTAAAAAAATAAAAATCTAGTTCAGTTTTATTATAAAAAAATAAAAATCTATTTTAAAACTATTTAATGATAATAATTTATTGCGTTTAATGAATATTATTATTAGATTATAATTATTCATTTATATATTCATATAATTTACAAAATTCATGGGAGCAAATAACTCAAAATTCAGAATAAATTATGAAGATGTGCAAATGGCATGTAAACATTCTTATAATAATAACAACAATAACGATGGCGGTAATAATAATAATAAGTATGCGATAATAAATACGCTGGACCCTGTTTACCAAACATGTTTAATTCCAAACACCATTCCAATTAGTGACGAAGAAGAAGTTATAAATGACATTATAACAAATTCAAAAAAAACGAAAATAATAATTTATGGATTAAATTCCAATGATGAAAAAGTGTATTCGAAATATGAACAACTCGTTAAACTGGGAGTAAAACATGTTTACATTTACAACGGAGGAATGTTTGAATGGCTGCTCCTTCAGGATGTGTATGGTCGTGAATTATTTCCAACATCTTCGAGAGAATTAGACATATTAAAGTATAAACCTCGAAAAATTCTTGACATTTTATTCATCAAAATGTAAATAAGACGTGGGTCCAAATTTTAGCAAGCTCATTCGGTCTCGGTGTTTGCGACATTCTTTATGTGTTGACAACGGCGGTGACGGCGGCGCTTGGTACCAGCAATAATAATTATCCGCATTTTCCTTCTCTTCCGGAGAATACATTTTGAACTGGTTGCCATCAATATAAGTTTTCAAACGGTGCATCACTCCGACCGTTCTTGAAGCGCGCAAACTGTTGATGAAATGATAAATATCAGCACTGTATTCATATGCGCTTTCTTCCACATCTGCATTCAAAATCAGCGTCGGAATTGTTATTTTTGAAGGAACCGAGTTCAACCATTCATCGTGGTAGTTATTGCACGATTCCAAGTAATCAAAACCAATCTTATTTTCGCCGGGTCTATTTCTCTTCTGAATTCTATTCATGCAGACTTCTGTGCTCGCTTTGAAATATATAATGCACGATGGCTCAACCTCTTTTGCAAACTCATCAAACCATCTCGTGTAAATGTCGTATTCGTCCTCTTCGATTTGTTTGGAATCATAAAGCATTTTGGCAAAGACGTGTGCGTCTGTTAAAAGACAGCGCTCAGTAATAATTAGACGGACATTCGGTGTTTTTAATGCTTGCCTTAATTTTCGCAGCCGGGTAATGTATGCCATCATTTGAAACCTGAATGCGAACCGTTTAACATCAGTATATAAATTTGTCAAAATAGGAACGCCGCTCTCATCCTTGATTTGTTCCCAGTCACTTGTTGGTTCGTCTACAAATAGTATAGAATTATCTTCATTCTTTCTTTTCAATGACATTATATATTCTCTCAATTTTGCCTTGCCTGTTGTTTTTCCCGAGCCAATATTTCCATCAATCGAAACTATCAAGCATCCCGACGATGACGACGCATTTCTAGAGAATGAAGCGGAAGCACCCATTTTTTACAGGTATATATAATGTATAGTGTTATAAGTTATTTATATTTATTTTTTATAATCAATTTTTATTTAAATAGAGTATAATAAGTAAAAATTGATTATAATAAACATCTAAAAAGAATTTGTTATATCAGTTTAACCACCCCCACCCCCACCTTCAGAGCCATTAAATATACAATGAAAATACAACAACACCTAAAAAAATCGAAATCAACCCAAACCACTCTCACATTGTTAGATATTGATAAAATGATGAATATCACGAATATCGCATCAATCGCGTATTCAGATGGAGATGATGTTGATGTACCTAACGAGGAAGACGAGAAAGTCGATGAAGTCGAGGAAGACAACGACAGTGATGATGATGCATCCGATATGGAAATAGAAGAACCAACACTATCAGATGATGACATGGGAATGCTACATGAAGAGGCATTAAATTTAATTGACGAATTTATTAAGTCGAATCCTCTTTTATTCAGCAATCCTGATTTTGAAACTATTGTGTATGACCACGTGCAATCAATCTTGCATTTTTCCATCAATTTCAGAAGTTATGACAATGACGACTACACCGGCGAAAACGATGACTGCGATGAAGACGAAAATGAAACAGTCATGTCGTGTCAAATTGACGAGTTGATAAATGTGGCAATGCACGACTATTTCAAATTTATTCGTCCACACCGGTCATACAAGTATTCATTTATAAGAAAGTCTCCCAACTTGGAAAAAATGAAAAAAAAAATAGAATTCTTAGAGTCGCTTTATCAGCCAGAGCAAAAAACAGAAGAGTGGTATTCACACCGCCACGGGCTCATTACAGCGAGTTCGGTTTGGAAAGCGTTTGGTTCGCAGTCGGTTCAAAATCAACTCATATACGAAAAATGCATGCCGTTTGACCCGACAAAATACAGCCGCGTGAATACAGAATCATCTTTGCACTGGGGTCAAAAATACGAAGTGCTTTCAAAACAACTGTATGAAGAAATAAACGGCACAAAAGTTCAAGAATTTGGGTGCATTCGGCACCCGAATCCAAAGTATTATTTCATTGGAGCTTCACCGGATGGAATAAATGTGTGTCCATTGTCACCGCTTTACGCTCGCATGGTTGAAATAAAGAATGTTGTGTCTAGAGAGATTAATGGAATTCCAAAGGAAGATTATTGGATACAAATGCAAATACAGATGGAGGTTTGCAATTTACCGGAATGCGACTTTGAAGAAACTAAATTTACTGAATATGAAGATGAAGATGCATTCAATGCGGACTCAGATGAAACAAACGATTCTTCAAAATGGAATTATAATTTGAATGGAAAAAGACGGGGGGTTATTGTGTATTTTGCGAAAGATGAGAAACCGTTTTACCAGTATGCTCCATTGAACATTACAACCAAGGCTGAGTTTGATGCGTGGTTTGAAGAAACAGTAAACACGTATGACAATCTAACGTGGATAAAAAACATTTACTGGCGACTTGAAGTATACAGTTGTGTGCTTGTTTTGCGAAATAAGGAATGGTTCAAAAATGCAGTTGTAAAAATAGAAGAATTATGGAAAACAATTGAAACCGAAAAACAAACCGGATTTGAGCACAGAGCTCCTAAAAGAAATGCGAATGCGAGTGCAAAGAAGGAATACGGAGGTGGAGGGATTTCCTCCTTATTTCCATCAACACAAAATGTGTGTCACCTCGATTTAAAAATCTAAGGGATAATCTTATGTAAAGGAGGGTCAGAGGGGAACTTTGGTCCCCCTCGTTTAACAATTGTTTCCGTAAATATCCGATGGGGCGTCGGCATCATACGCATAAACATTAACGCGTGTATTTTTTGATGAAAAAGGAATGCTAGGAGGAAACTGAGGAACATTTATTTTTTTATCTTCGTATAATGTTCCGCACATGTTTGCGGGACTGCAGGTTCCGTTGTTCGGTGTTGCCCAATATCGAACATTGTTCGTTCTTTGAAGATAACTACTTGGAAAAACGGGATAAAACGCCGACATTGACCTACTGTCTAAATCCGATAATCCTGGTTCTTTTTGAAGAGGGTAGTCTCCTTGCAACAGTGGTTTCGTTACGCCGACTGGAAATGCGCCAGGTTGAAGAAGATGTGACACAAAATTCTCTCGAACCGGTGTAAAAAAGAACGAACCGATGAGCGCGAACAATAATGCTAAAATTAAAAATAAAATATTGTCTGTTTGACTTGTCATACTGAAGACCTGTTTATTTTGTTTAATATGGTTAGTATAATATTATAATATAATTTATTATTAATTACATTATAATAAAAATATAATTAATTTATTCTTTTGTGAGTTTCACATTTTCTCTCATTTAAAACGCCCTATGTTTAATGCATTTATCGTCGACGTGAAATGACGGGACATCTTTTGTTTGCGGAACAATCGATAAAATGCATTTTGCTTTATGGCCGTAAAGCGGCTCGGTGCATCCTTTTTCTTTCTTTTTTGCAAAATTAAATATTTTTGGAGGTGGGTCGTTTTTTGTGCATCTTGACCTAAAATGCTCATATCTCTCGCGCACATCGCAATAAGACAATCCTGATTTTTTATCCAGTCGTTTATTCACAATTTCATGAAGACGATAAATGTATTTAGAAAATGTTTCTCTTGATTTTAAATGGCACTCGCGAATCGGGTTTGCTTTCAAATTACTAGTCAAATTAATTCGGCAGTATTTGCACGGTAGTACGTACCTTAGACTATAAACGAAATCAGAGTAATGTTTTTTATCTTCCGCAGTAGGATTTATGGGATAATTAAAACTCATTGTGTGTAAAAAATGCCACATTGGAGGACCCCATACTGATGTCATCATTCCGTCTCCGCTATTATAATCATTTTTAGTAAATACGTATGCCGACGATGATGACCTTTTTTTCGTTTTATTTTTGTTTTTAATTTTTATATTTTCACGATTACCATTTTTTGTTTTATTTTTTTTATTATTAGACACATGGGTCATTATTATTGTGTTGTATTGTTATATTTAAACAATATTAAATTTTTTTATTAAAAAATAAATAAGACACAGGTAAATAATATTATAATATTCGTACGTAAAAATAATATATAATATTTTTATATTGTAAAATATTATATATTATTATATTAATACTATCAAATGTCGATTTCTGCAAAATCTGTAAAGACAACATTGGAAACAATATACTCTAAACGACACATTTTAGTAATGTTGTTGGTCGCGTGTTTGTTTATTTGGATTGGCGCGTATGTGTACAATACATATGTCAGTTCATACTTGGGGTCATCGTTGGAAGGATATGCGTCTGGAATGGGAGATAGTGCCCCTCCATCATCAGAGAGTGAAAAAACTGCAACACTTTACATGTTTGGAACGAGCTGGTGTCCGCACTGTAAAACAGCTAAACCTATTTGGGAAGAATTTGTAAATAATAACCAAAATTTAAAGGTTGGAAATTATACCGTACTTTATAAAAGCGTTGATTGCGATGCAGAAAAAAATATTGCAGATAATTTTGATGTAAAAGGATATCCAACATTCAAATTGGAACGAGGGCCTGGCGACATTGTCGATTTTGAGGCAAAGCCGTCGAATGACAATTTTACCAACCTTCTTCAATCATCGCTTACTTAAGGTAAGGGGACATGCTTAAAGGGGACATGCTTAAAGGGGACATGCTGTCCCCTCTGACCCCTTGCCCTGCGGGTCACATGTCAAACGGGGGCGGTGGAGGGGTTAAAGGGGGGCAGCAGCCCCCCCCCTTCTAGTGATTATAATTTTTTTCTTTACAACAGGAGGTTCAGCGCCTGCATTTGCGCTCTTGGGCATGAGTTCGCCAATAATCGACACTTGTTTGTCGTTCAATTCAAACCGCTGACCTATTACGCGGACGCGAATAAAATCTTTTTCATTTACGGAATTGAAATATGAATTGGAAGAATGGTGGTCACGTGATACATAAATAATCACAGGTGATTTTTTTTCATCTAAACTTGTAAATGCCCGTATGCCTGCCTGTGTTATATTTTTAGCGTAACAGTTGATTTGCATACCTTCAACCGGACAACTAATGCTGCATTCGAAAACAACCTCGAATTCAACATATTTACTTGTCAGCGTTCCGCTTGAAAATTTTATAATGCGGATGGAGTCCGGCTTTACATATCCTTCTACAATGCATTTTCCTTCCATTTTTGCAGAAATTGTATTTTTGATAGTCGTTTCAACATTTGAACCAACTAGAATAAATGGAATAACAACCTTGGTTGTCAAAACTGCATTTGAATATAACTCATCTTCCACCGGTGAAGATTTTTTTTGCATTGATGACGACGACGACGATGACATTGTATATATAATATACTCTATTATATATTCTTTATATTCTCTATATTTTTTTTTCAATTTTTAATTTATTGAATATATAGCTTCAACCATATTAAGACTCCATATTTTATTACTTAATTTGATGTGATTATAATAACTCAGGATAATTTCTTGCAGTATGCAATATGTTATTTGAGTAAGATTTTGCGGTATTTCAATAGAATGTTGAAATTTATATTGTTGTATTATGTCTTGGAGTGTGCGTTTTTTTGTTGGAGACGTGCTGCATACGCTTCCACGATTTTGATTTTCTTTTACTTTAAACGCAACACCATCTTTTATAGATTGCGTAAATCCCAAAAATTGTGCAAAATCATTTTTATCAATTTTGAATTTGCTCGTCAAACCATTTCGTTCGTCACTTGTCAATTCACTTTGGTTGAACGCGCTCCATTCGTCCGCTTGATTTTGTTTATAATAAACTGACACAACCGACACATTTTTTGACGTAGACGATGATGCATTTTTTGAAGGAATAAATAAATACGTACCGGTTGATTCTTTGTCGCCTTCTTCTCGTGTGACAAACCGATTGAAATACTTTAATATGTTTTTAGCGCATGAGGGGGCAAAAGTTTCTGCTGCATACTTTGCCTCCTCGTACAATACTTTATTTTTTAAAACGGCTTCATCTTTTATTCTTTTAGAAATTTGTTCTATATTATTTAAATCTAAAATTAGAGAATCAATTTCATCAAACGTCAAACGGTCCATAATATGAATAAAAATGTACCAATGAATTTCATCCAAATCGATTACTCTTTCAAGTGTATGAATCATTTCATTGCAATAAATATACCAAATTCTATCTCTCGAAATCATGGGTATTGCTCCCGAAATTAATTTCAACGCAGGGTCTTGTGCGTCTGCAATGTCATTTTTTGTTTTTTTACTCATTAACGTATTTATGGCTAAATTATATGTGTATGCTATATTCGAAATAATATTTTTTACACCTTCATACCCCTTGGTTTCTCTTCTTTCTCTCTCCACTTCTTCCTCGTTTGGTGCATCCACTTTTTTTGCTACATTACCCACATTACCCACATTACCCACATTACCCACATTACCCACTACACTTGATTTTTTAACATTTACATTCACACTTATTTTATCGCGCTTGAAAGGAATTGGCGTGCTTCTTTCAAAAACGCTAATTGCCTGGTCGTTTAATTCAACCGGTTGAAAGAGATAATAGTCTCCAATATTTATCAAGTTTCCATATTTTCCGTAGCAATCAGAAATATATTCATTTTTATTATTTATCATTTGCGTGAGAGCAAAATTGATTTGAAGTTGCGAATATGTTTTTATACGATTTATAAAATGAATCAAATTTATTTTATTATAAAAATGTTTTTCTTTAAATGCCAATTTTATTATTTTGATTATATTTTCAACATTCATTAAAATAAATGTTTCATTAAATGTTCCCATTTTCACATCTTGTTCTTTTATTTTTGCACCAGGAGTGCACGTGTATTGGCAACTTTTCATATAGTCGCACGTGGATGTAAATGGTTTATCGCCTATTCTATAATCAATACTACCACCTGTAGATAAAGTTAACTCTATTTCAGTATTTATATTTTTCTCTGTAAAATCGCCCTGTTTAATATTCAAAATGCAGTCAACTGAAGATTCTTTTAGCACCCTGCTAACCACTCCCATTTTAACTGCTTTTGTTTCAGAAAAGCGGTACATTGCTAAATCGGCAGATTCTTTCCCGCCTTCTAAAAGACTTGCATGAAGAAATATTTGAACATTTCTTTGGTTGAAGGGTAATTTTTTATGGCTGCACGTTCTAACTCCTCGACCAATAATTTGTTCAATTGCGCTCATATTATACCACGGGTCCATCACGTGTATTTGGCGAATATTTTTCAAATCAACGCCTTCTGAACCTGATTTTGAAATGATGACAACTTTACACCTTGACCCGTCCATATTTTTATCGGAACGAAGTGCATTTATTTCAATGTCATTGTTCGGAGAAATGGATTGTTTTCCCGTAATTAGCGCATACTTTAGCCCATTTGATTTTATAGAAGACGCGCTTGCGCTTGAAAATAGTGATTTTGATGTTGAATTTTCATTTTTATTTTTATACCTTGTAAATCCCATCTCCTCTAATGCAAGTGCCATTGGAATTACCCCGCTCTCAATAAAATAAGTATATATTAGCACAATCCCTTCACAAAATGAACTTTTAGATGGCGATTTTTTATTATAATTTAAAACAATGCTGTCGCATATGGATTTGATTTTTGAGCTGTACTCTCCGATGTGTTCCGGTGAAAATATTCGAGTTTTTGTATTCTTGTACGCATACTGACCTTTTTCTTTTTTCATAACATTTAACAATCCTCTCTCTCCGTATGTGTACTCTAAATCCTCTTCTTCTTCATTCTTGTATGGATATGTCATATTCAAGATTTGCCGAAACGAAATCAAATCATTTATAGTATATCCAGAAAGAGCGCTGTTTTCATCAATGTCTTCTTGATAATCTTCTTCTACATCACCAACCGCCGCACCAATATCCGTTGCACCCCTTCGTTCGTGGTCGTGTTCTTCCATTTTCCCCTGTTTTCTCTCGTACACGTCATTTTGGTGTTTTCCAATCTTGGTTACATAAACATCCACATGTTCTAATCCAGGAACTGTTGTTTTCCCGTTGAATGTAGCCCTGGGATAAGCAATGCTTCCTCTTGTTTTAGTTGTGCCGTCATAAACTTCTTGCTGTTTTAATGCGTTGTCTTTAGAAAATTGTGACGGAAAAATTCGATATGGAAATGTATATGGATTTTCACCCCTCACATATGAAATATATCCAATTGACGCTTCTTTTAATAATTCACTCCCAACCGGCTTCCCTTCTACAACTAAAAGATTATTATCTGAATCGAATAAGTCTCTTGAATAAATTCGAGGGCGTCTGTCATTGATTCGCATAAGATTTAAAAGCCAAACAATTTCTTTTGGGTCGTTGAACATTGGTGTCGCTGATAAAAATAACAACCGTACATTTTCTGCATATTTTACAAGATTCAATAAATAAGCCGCATCCTTGTTATTAGATTTCAAATTATGAACTTCGTCAATAATAATCAACCTGTTATTGAAATAGTTTCTCAGCCTTTTTATTCCTTCACGACTTATTTTTATTTTGATTTCACCTTCTTCGTCTAGTTCGTCTTCCTCTTCATCCTCCTCTTCTTCTTCTTCCTCCTCTTCTTCTTCTTCTTCCTCTTCTTCTTCCTCTTCTTCTTCTTCTTCTTCTTCCTCTTCTTCCTCCTCGCCTAGTTCGCCTTCGCCTAGTTCGCCTTCCTCTTCTTCCTCCTCTTCTTCTTCTTCCTGTTCTAGTTCGTCTAGTTCGCCTTTAGCTTTGACTTTAATAGTGGCTTTGGATTTTTGTAGACCTTCTCCGCTAGTCAACATTTTTATAATGGATGAAATTTTTTGATATCCAAAAAATAAATATGATTTTTTTATTATTTTATCGATTTGTTTTTTTATTTTTAATTTAATATTTTCTTCTTCTTGCGCATTTCCAATTTCATCATCATTATCAAACAAATGTAAATTTATTTCTTTTAAATACTTATTACCTGTGCAGCCGCTTATAGTCCATTTTCCCGACTCATTGCGATGCAATTTACTAATGTCAAACAATTCCTTCTTGAAATTATTTTTTACATTTATATTTGAAATAACGATTATTTCTTGTTTTATTCCCATTTGATTCAAATAATCTCTCATATTTTCAGATATTCCAATTGCAGAACATGTTTTTCCAGAACCGAGACCATGATACAAAAGTAAACTGTTATATGGTGTTTGAAATGACATGAAATTTTTTACAAAATATTGATGTTGTTGCAACTCGTATGTTGCGTTGCACATTTTATCAGCATGCTCTATTAATTCTTTATTTCTGTACACCTTTTCCGTGTTTCTTGTATCATAAAATTCTTTTTTTTCTGCCAACTTTATATTAAAATTTGCATCATTTAAATCTGGATAAAGAAAATTATTATTTTTACTTGAACTTGGATTCGCATGCGGCGGCGGCATCATCTTTATTTTTTTTTTTACTTGTTCTTGATTTCCTTCCTTTTCTTTTTCCTTTTGATTTGCTTCCATTTCTTTCTCTACAATAACAACTTCTGCTTCTGTCGCTTCTTTCGCTTCTGTTGTGTCTCTTTCTTGTTCCGTTTCTTTTGCCTTTTTCGGTTTTATTTTTATTTTCCTCAGTTTCTTTTTTTCAGATGCGCACCTATTTTTGTCCGTTTTATAACATCCATCTTCATTGGCAGTTGCAGTTGAATTCGGATTAAAAATGCATCTTTCAGTTGCTTCATTGTATTTGCAAAACACTTCTTTTTCATCTTCCGTTTCTTTTGCATCTTCCGCTTCTTCCGATTCTTTTGTTTCTTTTGCATCTTCTGTTTCTTCTGCCTTTTTCTGTTTTATTTTGATTTTCCTCAGTTTCTTTTTTTTAGATGCGCACCTATTTTTGTCCGTTTTATAACATTCGTCATCATTGGCAGTTGCAGTTGAATCCGGATTAAAAATGCATCTTTCAGTTGCTTCATTGTATTTGCAAAATACCCCATCATTTTTCTGCATGTCTTCTTTTGGTTGTTGTTCCTCTTCTGGTTCCATGAATGTTTGTTATAAGATTTTTTATAATATATAATATAAACAAATAATATATTATAGATTGATTATACCTATTCAAAATTAAAAATAATAAAATAAATTAACCTCCGTTATTTAAATAATATGAAACAAATATATAAAACTCATAACACCACATCACAAAGCATGAAATTATTAAGAGTATTATTAACACTCGTGATTATATTTTTTTTTTCGATATTATATGGTCGAATAATGTCCATGCACTCTTTATATGATAACCATTTCATGTTTTTTACTTCTGACTTTTGATATTCATTTTTTTGAATTGTGTCTCTGCTCATGTATGATAAATAATATTTATTTTTATAAGATTTTATGTTGGAACCAATGAATATTTCTTCAAATGGAATAACATTGTGTATTTGTTTCAAGCTTAGTTTATCATATCCTGTTTCTTCTTCGAATTCTCTAAATCCGCAATCTAAATCTTTTTCTTGATGGTTTCTGCGCCCTTTGGGAAACCCCCACTCCGCTGTTTCCCAACTTGTTGTGGATGACGAAATTAAAGTTTCCAAGTTGTACCTTACACCTGATGACATTTCGACTCCACTTTTCATATGCAAAAATTTATTTTTAGAAACCTGTTCTTCCCCCCTATATTGTATTCCGGAATACTCGCCCCACAATGATGACCATAATTCATCAAATGGTTTTGTTAATATATTATGTTTTTCGTACATTGTCATTTCATCAACTATATTTTTAATGTATTGATAATTGTGCACCGAATATTTACCACGAATAAATTCAACATAACCAAAACTATCGGTTCTTTGAATCATTAAATATTCATATCTATTTTTGAAATCGCATTCGCATTCGCACTCACCTTTTTTATTTTCTTCCTCTTCGCATTTTTCGTATTCACTAGACTTTCGAAATGCGATAACACCTATGCTTGTAATGGGAACACTGCAATTTGAATACATGTGCCCATTTTTCCCACAATTGTTACAATAACAGTTGTTGCTGTTGTTGTTGCTGTTGTTGTTGCCATCATTCATAAATTTTTGCATATTCATCTGAATTTATTTTTTTTAACTGTTCTTGGTTCTTGGTTATTAGTTATATGTAAAAGACAAAATCTTTTTATATTGTTTGAATACAAACATACAAACAATACAAAAATTATGACAACAACCACAAAAAACAGTTTAGATTCTAACGTATGGGGACCGCACTATTGGTTTGTTTTACTGACAATGGCAACATCTTATCCTAAACATCCAAACGATGTTACAAAAAAAAAATACTATGAATTTATTCAAAATTTACCATTATTTATGCCGTCCAGCACAATTGGCAATAATTTTAGTAAGTTATTAGACGCATTTCCAGTTACTCCATATCTCGACAGCAGAGACTCGTTTATCAAGTGGGTTCACTTTATACACAATCGAATCAATGTTTCTCTAAATAAAGAAGAAATATCACTGCACGATGCTTTGGAAATTTATTACAACAACTATAAACCCAAACACGTTGTGGCGAGAGAAAAATATAAACATTGGCAAAAAGTTGTGTTTGTCATTATTGTAATGTTATTTTTAGGATTTATTAAATATAATATGAGTAAGTCAAATTAATTTTTACAACGGCTCAGATATTTTATAATCCAAGAACATACTTTGTCCCGATAGGTAGGTTGGTCGACCATTTGAGCCTCCAACTGTCCATGTTTCAAAAGGTAATTCTTGGTATATTCATCAATTTGGTTATTCATATTTTGTTTGGTTTGATATAATATTCTATAATTTCAATTTTTTATATTAATTTAATATTTGTATAAATATAGGCAAATCAAATATTAAATTAAAATTAAATATAATATAGTTGTAGTGTATAATAAGCCGAGATGGATAAATCAACATTAAAGGCGGAAGAATGGATAAAAAACAATTCAGGACATTTAGCTGAACTCGATGAATGGTTAAATACTGAAGTGAAAATAGGCAATACCGCTTTCAATAAATATTACGATGGCAACATACGCGAGTTAATTAACGTGCTAGGGATGCAGCACCATGCTATATGTCAGTGTATCGAAAAAAAAATAGGGGAAGAACGGTTCAATGTCGGGGATTTTCTTGAGAGATTCGTCGACAAGATTACACCTAGTGATAAAGTTACTGCACAAAATTTATCAATTCTATGCAATGAAATTTGCAAATTAAATAAAGACAACCTGCAAGCACTTCATGATATGTTATGTCGTGCCGGTTCAAAAACATTTGATTTTAAAGCATGGAGAATACTAGTCGATGACGCAAGAGCAGCGAAAGGGTATTTGCGACACTCCGGCACTTCAGCTTCGGTTAGCCCCTGGTATAGACAGGCGGAAACTGAGGGAGGCGGGCGAAAATTATCACGCCGTAGAAAATCCAATCCAAAATCAAAATCGAAATCGAAGCACAAGCATAAGCGGCGCAGTTATAAGAAAAGTAGTTATAGAAGACAAAGACATTAAAATATAAATTTATATATATTATATTGAAGTTCAATTTTTTATATTAATTTAATATTTGTATAAATATAGGCAAACCAAATATTAAATTATTAAAAAGTATAAAAACAAAATTAAATGTCAATAACGAAAAAAAGAAAAATGTACATGACCGGAGGAATTCCAATATATCCAGGAGGATTTAGTTGCGTATTTAAACCACAATTGAAATGTAAATTGAAAAATAAAAATAAAACAAGACGGAACAAACATTATAGAAAAATGGATTCCGCAGGTATATCAAAATTGTTATTAAAAGAACACGCAAAAATGGAAATGGATAATATTCATTTGTTTTATAATGCTCTAAAAAGTATTCCAAAATCACACAAGTATTTTCTTTTTACAAAATCGAAACTTTGTTTGCCTGCAAAAATGTCAAAGCGCGACCTGAAAGGATTTGACAACATGTGCTCTAGTTTCACAAATCATGAAATAAATGAATCAAATATAAATGCGAATGTTAACAATTTGCGATTAATAAACATGCCAAACGCCGGTGTCTCAGTAAACGAGTGGCTGTTAAACACGCGGCTCACAAGTGCGCGAATCATTCTTTTTAATAAGTTAATGTCGGAACTGATTGTAAATGCGATTGTCCCAATGAATAAAATGGGTGTTATTCATAATGATATCAAAGAAGACAACATTCTCATTAGCGGCTCAAAAACAAACCCAAGACCCACCATCATCGATTGGGGAATATCCGGCATATCTACATCTCACGACCCTATTCCAGAAATAATTATGAATAGGTATATTTCCGTATCAAATCCGTTTAGCAGCATCATTTTTACATCCGATTTCATCATGAGTTATAGCGTGTTTTTACAAACGCACAACAATCCATCATCTCCTTCATTTCGACAAGAACTATCCTCGTTTGCACTTTCGCAATATTTAAAATTCAAAGAAATTGGACACTACTCATATGTTGAACAATTTTTTATTACCGCGTACACGTTTAAAAAAAGTTTCATGGACCCGAACCCAAATGTTGATGAAGAAGCTTATGAAGCCCAAATTATTGAAAACACATACCACAAATATGCAGCCGCGTATATTGCGGACGTGTTATTCCATTTTACCGATTTTGACAAGGATTTAGGAACCGGCAAATTTCAATACGCAAAATATTTTACTCAAGTTTATATATTCAATTGCGACATATGGGGAACCATGTGTTGCTACAATGTATTTTTTTTAATTGTAAAAGAACCCGCAATGGTTCAACACATCAACCCGGTAAAGTATTTCAATTTTCTTACACGACTTTTATCCATATTTACCACAGAAATAATGGTGAATGGTGACAAAAAAGTCAATGTTACAAAATTAGTCACGTATTTAAATCATTCATTTCACTAGAACTACGTTCCCCTTTAACCCCTCCTTAGTAAAATAGAGGTCAACCGCATTGTTTATAATGTTATTTACGCTTATCTGCGTTTAAAAACAATAAAAACAATAAAAATAATACAATATTGATAATATAATGTATTATTCACAGTGTCAAGAAGATATATTTTTGAATGAAAATATATTCAAAGGCAAAAAAGATGGTGTTTATATTGAATTAGGAGCACTAGATGGTATTTTATATTCTAATACAAAATTTTTTGAAGATTCATTGGGTTGGAAAGGGATATTAATTGAACCACATCCAGATAAATTTAAATTACTTCAATCGAATAGACCTAATAATTTTTTATTTAATAATTTAGTAAGTTGTCATACAGAACCGTTAGAATTTAGATATTTTGTAGATTGTCACGCTGCAGTATCGGGCGTAGAAAATACTTTATCTCAACATCATTTTGACGTTTATTTTGATAGCAATAATGACTGGCATAAATCATTGCCGCAGAATAAAATTTTTATAAAACCTACAACATTGACTGCAATTGTAAAAGAAACAAACTTACCACATATAGATTTATTGTCATTAGACGTCGAAGGACACGAATACGAAGTGTTACAATCTTGGGATTTTTCTATTCCCATTGATATAATTTTAATTGAAACATTGGGTGTTCAGCCTGAAAAAGACGAATTATGTAGAGAAATACTTATTAAAAATAATTACAAATTTATAACTAAATGTCATCATAATGAAATATTTGCTATTAAATAGTCGCATCCACAGTCGCATTGTTTATAATGTCATTTACAATTTCATTCACAATTGCATTAATATTTTCATCACCACGTGATGACGATGATGATGACGATGATGATGATGATTCCTCTTCAGACGTTTTTGGAACTGCCAGAACTGGAAGAACCTCTGAAGTCGAGGAAATCGCCGCCTTTCGCGTTTTTATGATTACATAGTCATCCTCGTCAAATTCATACTTTTTTTTATTTTCATCTGCGATTATGTCATCGATTATTGTTTTTTTAAGTAAAACTTTTTCCTCTAAATATTCTTTTACTCCAGATGAGTAATTTGCAGAATAACTCAACATGGTATTCACAACATTAACCATATGATAAACACCCGCGATTAAATAATATTGAGTATAATATAAATATTTATTTTCTTCTTTTTTTGGGTTTTCAGCCTCTTTTTTCATCGTTTGTATATAGTATATAGAGAGAAATCCTTTATTTATTTATCTATATTTTTAACTTTATATAATAATAAATATATACTTATTATTTTATTGTATAATATATAATATGATGAAAACAATAAGTATTCAAAAAATATAAATTGAAAAAAAAATGTATATATTTATTTCTTGTAGTTTACAAGATTCAATATGGAGAGTGTCGCCACCAAGGCGACGACGACAAAAGGAGAAGCAGCAGCAGCACAATCCGGAGAAATAATGACAAAAAAACAGCTTGGATTGTTTCAACGAGAAATGAATGAAGCACTCGGCAACAAACGCACCGATGAAATGCGCCGAATGGTGTACGGCAACTCCGCTTTGATTTCGACCACGCGTGAAAAGGGCATCATCACCATGACGTTGCGATTTGCAATTCAAGAGCACGACGACGCTTTAATCGCATCATTACTTGGTCGCCTATCGATGAAGCGCGACTTTTTCGAATTGATGGTTTACAAAAGCGACCCAGCTTACAGCGCGCAATTATTTGAAACTCACATTGATGTTGCCGTGTTGGAACCAAAAGATATTCGGTTCATGATTGAAAACGGCCTGACACACTTGCTTCGTCACTTGGACGGCAAATTTCTGCATGATGCAGGCGGCACCAAATCCGAATTTGACAAGTCTTCGACTCTGCGTGTTTACTCGCTTCAAAATTGCGGCCACTACATTGAAAAAATCATGAAGGTCATTGAGAGAAACGTGACGAAAGCCATTGCCGAAGATGAAAAGAAAAAAAAGAAAAGTCACCTTCCTCTTGAGGTTGTGAAAAAACTGCAAACAACTTTCGCCGCTTACGATGTCATAGTTGACGGCGGAAGCGTTTTACACTCGCGAAATGGTGAGCCCAATCCAAATGACTTGCGCAAAATGATTGACTTGTTGAAAACGCGCGAGCATTCGCCACTTGTTGTCATTCACGCATCGCACACCAATGTCAAACTGAACCCGACATATGCCCCTGAAGTGAACAAAATTCTTCAACAAGCTGGCATCACTTTCATTACAACTCCGACGGGTTTGAAGTTGAACGATGACCTCTTCATTCTGCTGGCATACTTGATTCGCGCAGACCACGCGCTCGCGTGCAGCATTGTGACGCGCGACACATACACCGACCACATGGACACATTTAAAAACCCGCAAAAAAATCTGTCGGATGACTTTGGCAAGTATCTGGCAAATGATTTGATTTCATTCACGAATGATGCATTCGGTCGTATGCACGTGCCACCCACCCAAACAAAACCATTCTCAAATTGCATTCAAATTGTGGAGCCGCATGCATATATTCCGCTACTGCCCACAACACCAAGTATGTCATCCCCCGAATTTAGTCAAATACGTTTATAGGTTCGCTTCGCTGACATTAAGGGGAACTTGGGTGCAAAGTGTTGCGCCCCTATTTTTTTTCTTTTACATATATATAAATAATATTTGCAATGCCTGCCAAATCATCAAAGTGTGTAAAACAGACCCAGAAAAAATACGCGACAAGGTCATCTCCACCTTTTCCTGCAAATGAATGTAAAAATAAAACAAAAAAAGGTAACAATGGAAAGTTTTTTAAATCAGCTGTAGACAAAAATGGTGTTTACAAGTGGATTGCGCTGAAAATTACAAACAAGACTAGACGTAAATAACTTGATTCCCTTCATCCCATACTATACATGTCAGCGGAAAAATGGCGCATCGTTAGATGGGCAAAACGCCGGAGCGCTCACAATTGGCGGCTGACTGTTCACCATCCCGACGCGGTTATATAACAATACATTCGCAGTGTTGGCCAGCACATGCACCATACAATGAGCATACGTTGAACTCCAAATGTACTTTTTTTCATATAAATTTACGCTTAAGTGGTAACACCCTATACCGAGACCCATCAGTGTATAATATGTCAGTAATGCTGGTAGTTGTGACAGTTGTGACGATGAATCATGACTCATCACGGATGATGATGATAACAAGCGATAAGCGCGATAGTTCTGATATGTTAGCGCGAGTGCGACGCAACTCATATCTAGATTGCGCCTCCATCCACAGACCGGTTTGCGCCAGTAGTTGACAGAAGTCAAAAATACACCTCCGGGCACAGCGGCTAAATCATAACACCCGCAATACAGTGCGTATACAGAAGATAAAAAAGAAATAAAAGATACACGAAAAATACTAGAGGAATATTTTTGTTCCATAACATATTCTTCTTCTAATCTTTGACAATTATTATTGTTGGCGTCGCACATTATTACTATAAAAACTAAAATGGAAAAAAGAATGGTAAAGTAACCGAATCCGATACATGTGGCGTGACACTTAATATTTAAAATATCGATTAGTATATAAATATATTTGAATAATTATAGTTATAAGTAAAATGCCACATATCTTGTATACTGGAATAGGAGCAAAAGAGTCAGAAATACATTCTATTGAAGAATTTTTAAATATTATGAAATATGCCTCATTTCATTACGATGAAATGACTTCACTCGGTTTCGATATGGAATATAAAAACTATTTACTTCCTGATGATTTTATAAATTTTACATTAGAAGAATGGATAGACTATTCAGGTGCTACTATATGTCAGTAGTTTGTAACTTTGGATTATTTATAGTTTGCAGATTTTATTTTAGAGAGAAGAGAGATAATGAAAATTAAATACAAATAAATTCATAAAAAAACAGAAATTAAAATAAAAAACTATTATATTAGTTTAATAAAAACGCAGCAGTGACATTATGAAATTTAAATTCGAGTTTATTATTTTTATTATAACCGCCGCATTAATTTTGAATACTTATCACGATGGAAAGTATTTCAAAATGGTGGAGACGGCGAATGCGAGAAAGTATATTAAAATGGCAACATTTGGATTCTTCGGATTATCCATGTATTTATTTTTAAAAAAGAATCCGTCAAATTCTCAAACGATTATGCATCATGCAAACGAGTTGATTAAATATATGCCAATCAGCAGAGAATCGGCGGATATGCTGACCCCTTTTTTCGACATGACAAATAAACGCGCATTTTTTAGCGGTGATAACGGCGGAAACAATGGAAATGAAGATGAAGCGGAAGATTGGTCTAATACAAGTACATCTAAGCGACAACAATACAACATAAATAAAATGATGACCTCGGGAGGAACTTCGGCGACAACCGGAACAAAAGCCACAAAACGAAGTGTAAGCGAATCAAAGAAAAAGTTTGTCGCTGCTCAACAGTCGTGGAAATGCGGCGACTGCAAACGACAACTGCCTAGCTGGTTTGAAGTAGACCACAGGATTCGCCTTGAAAATGGCGGTTCCAACCAAGTGGATAATTTAGTGGCATTGTGCCGAGACTGTCACGGGAAAAAAACAGCATTTGAAAATTTTTAAATGGAATAAAAATGGATTGGATTGATTAAAATATAATAATAATATAATATATCTGTATTTATTATTATTTCTATACAATTAAAATATTTGATATACAAAATGAATACAATTCAAGGTGAAGGCACGTCAACTTTAATGAAGTTTTTTCTAATAGTAACAGCATGTATTATTATAAATGTTTTATTATATTTATTCGAAGATAAGTGGATTGGCGGGCTGTTTAGTGGTGCATGGTTGTTTGCAACAGTATTGACCTACTTGTACAATAAAGGGTTTGATTTAAATATAACAAACTACAGTATGACAACATTATTAAAGAGTTATTTTCTTCCAATACTTACATATCTAGCATGGATTGGTGTCATTTACTGGTTAATAACGGCACAAAACGATTTAAGCGAAAACCCAACCCAAAGCCAAGTTTCCAGAAATTTTGCAGGAGTTATGACCGGGTTCATTTTTGTTTTAGCCGGAATAGTAACATATTGTTACACTTATGGTAAATCTGTAGGTTGGTGGATGTTGTCAAGCATACTTGCTTTGTCATTGGGCTCATATTTGTACTATATATTCTATAATTTACTCGATGATTGCAACAAAAATATTTCAAAATCTAGTTGTTGGACATTTTCTGCCAATGTGACATTTCTAAGTTTTATTTTAATAACCGGAACCTTTGGTTATTTATCAACAATAGATTTGGTGGGACGTGCAAAAATTCTTCAGTTTTTTCCAAAAAATTTCTTGAGCAACCCAACCTTGCCAATCAATCTATTTTCACTATTTCTTTATTTAATGCTGTGGATTTCATGTTTGATTGTATTTTTTCGCCACGACTCAAAAATCGGCGATGAAGAAGGCGACCCTGTGAATGCAACGTTTACAGCAATTGGAGCACTCATGTTGATTTTATTACTTAGTAAAGAAACATCACTTGTTGCAAAACTTATAAGTCAACCCTTGTCTACCATTTTGTTACACGTATCAATCATAATAACATTTATAATATCTATTTATTTTACAACAGTATACTTGGAATCTAATACTTACAACAGCAACAGTAATATTGGCGGCATTTGGACATTGTATATAATACTATGTTTATTATTTATTGCATATTTAGTTTTAATAGGTAGGGCATATTATTTATCATAGGCAAAAGGCAACGGCAAGGGCAAGGGAATGAACAATTTATAATGTTCTTTAGTTATTTAATATAATAATTATAATTATATATAATTATATTAAAGTATATACTTTTCTATCCATATTCTATTCATTTTTTTTAATATTTTGTATTTAATATTATACTATATAAATGTCCCGTTATCAGAATTTCAAAGATACAGCTAAAAACGTAGGGGAATCAATTAAAAATTTAGGCTCAAAAATAGGAACCGATGTAAGTACAAATAGTTCACAACTAAAACAAAAGATTTTACAAAATACACAAAGTACATATATAATATTTTTAATTTGCATTTTAATATTTTCTGGAATATCATATGGTTTAATTCACAAATTCATTGGAAATGAATGGTTGTTTTCAGTATTTCTCCTTTTAATATTTGCATTTGCAGCCATGTTGCGTTTTGTCATAAACACGCCAACTATTTACGTCATCATATTTTTATTGGTATCCATATCTGGTTTGCTTTTTCTTCTTGTAAACAAACTTGCAGGAATTATCATGTCCATAATTGTCGGAATTGTACTGCTTCATTTGCTATACATTGTGGTCGTAAAAGGTGTGAATATCAACGAATCCGTCAACAACTTTTTTAGCGGCATGTCGGTGTCATCCACAAGAGATGCGTGGAACTCACTCACAAAAATAACCAGCTTCTTATGCAGCTATTTCGTAAAGGGATTTTTGGTGCAACTTGTTTCCAAGTCAATGCTAATTATTTTTCTCATGTATTTGGCTCTAGTTGTATACATTTACACAAAACAACCGTACCAAATCGTCTCTGATAATAAATCGATATTTTTGTACATATTTTTATTCATCGGATTTGCACTTTTATCATTGCTTGCAATGGGATTTGAAGCATTTGTGCCTTTTATAATATCATTTTTAAAATACACAGTACTAATCGGAATTGTTCTAGGAATCATTCTTGCAATTTTGCACGTCTATAATAATGTTCCCATGATTGCAAACACGGTATTATTTGCCATAAACATTGCAATACTTGTTGGAATTTTTGCCATGGTGGTCAAATTCATTGGTGCGGAAGCACCGGGTTATATTTCCGGACCGCCATCCTGGTCAAGTCTATTTTTTAAAATGCTTATTTATATACCTTGTTTGTTTTTAGACGCCGTTGACTTCTTCAAGACAGAATTGAAATTAGCACAAACACAATGGACATATTTTATTATTCTCATTATTGAAATTGTACTTGTTGCATTACTGTTCATTCTTCCAAAAGCGTTTGATGCAGTCGTTAATCACAACGGCGAAGTAATATTGGACAGCGTATTACCTTTGAATGTGACAAACAAACCGTTACAAGTAACGACCACAGATTCAAATAATGTTGAGACAAACTCTTTGACACCGTCACTGGCAGACAACACTAAAAATGGTAATCAGCCAACTTACAATTATGGAATATCTGCATGGTTTTATATTCACCCACAACCGTTGAATACAAATAGTAATTATACAACTTCTACTGGTGTAAGTATACTGAATTTTTCAGGAGCTCCCATCATAAACTATGATGCATCTAATAATTTAATAAACATTGTCGTTGATGGTGTGACGATTCCACAGACGTCTCAACCAAAAAGCCAAATTCCTTTGCAAAGATGGAATCATTTATTTATCAACTTTAATAACAGTGGCATAATGGACGTGTTTCTAAATAATCATTTGGAAACTTCAGTGCCAAATGTGATTCCCACACTTCCAACAAGCTTGACTGTAGGAAGTAAACCGGGAATATATGGCCAAGCATGCAACGTAGTTTATTATCGAAACGTTTTAGGAAGTGATGGAATTTCGTGGATATATAATACTCATAAATATCTAAACCCGCCAACAAGTCCAAACTTTTAATTCATTCATAATTCATTCATAAATTATTTTATTTAGAAATATTATAAATATTATTATTAAAAAAATTAAAATAATAATAATAATAATATAATACACATTATATAGGTCATTTTATCATAGTACATAATACAATATGGATTTTCCTTGGACAACGATTATTATTGTTATACTTTTAATTATTATCGTTTATTTTGTTTACACAATGTTGTCTTCTTCTTCAACCACGGTTTCATCGGGGGGTCAAGATGCATCTAAACCAACACCAATGACTGTAACTCAATCGTACTCTTTTACAATATCCACCTGGCTTTACGTAAGTACTTGGAAGACAGCGGCGTCTCAAAAAAACATTATATCAACACCAACGGGTAGCAGTCCATTTAATTTAAGTTTAGGAGATGTTGACAATAATTTATATGTTACAGTTGGAGACCAAAATATACCAGCAGGTGGAGGAACATCAACAATATCAATTCCACTTCAAACATGGGCGTCCATCATTGCAACTGTAAATAATGGAAACTCGTTGGACATTTATGTCAATGGTAAACTTGTCCAAACAACTGCTTTAGACAAAGTATATAGTTTACCTGCTGGAACGATAAATGTGGGTGGCGGAATTGATGGTCATATTTCTTCAACATTTGATTCCAATCCTTTCGGACCGCAAGACGCTTGGAACACTTATTCTAGCGGATATGGAAGCGGCGGAAGTTCTGTTTCAGACTTTTTCAATAAATACAAGGTTCGATTCGCTTTTGTAAAAGATAATGTGGAATTGTCTAGTCTTGACATTTAATTGAGGGAAGGGAACCAAGGTTCCCCTCTGACCCCTCCTTTTGTTTGTAATCTATATGTAATGTAAGGAGGGGTCAGATTAATTATAATCATAATTAAATTATAATTATAATTATATATAAAATAAATAAAAATAAATAAAACCTTGAAAAATGTTATTTTATGGAAAAGAAATAGACATATTTTATATTATTTTATTTGTGATTTTAATTCTAGTTGTTTATATTTTATTTTCATTTTACACGCAACAAAAACAAACCATTGCGCTGACCACTTCTTCGCAACCCATTTTAAGCGCGGGTCCAATCGTTCCGATACCCATTCAACCTGGCGCAAAATTGGAAAGAGGTGCATTTGCAATATCGCTATGGATAAATATAACTTCGTGGGTGCCGCCAACAAAAGTCGATGCGAGTTTCAACGTGTTGTCGCTGAACAATGCAACCACAACCAACATATTAACATCATACATTGATGCAAGTTGCAACTTATTTATTTCATCAACTTTATTTACTCCACAACCGATGTATCAAATAACTCCCTTGCCAATAAAAGAACCGATGAATATAATTTTGAACTACAACGGCGATGACGACTACAATGAAGATGAAGGTGAATTCTTGAGAGACTCTGACGGAAATATTAAAAAAGTTAATGGAAAACCCGTATCAATATATAATACGGATACCGGGTTCATTTATAATAATCGTGCTCTAGACGTCTTTGTTAATGGTAGGTTGAACAACACTATTATTTTGAATAGTACGCTGACCGGGAATAACGCTAGTGGAAATAGTTATGTGTCACACAACGACGCATCCATGAATTACTTGACGAATGATAATATTCAACTTTTGATTGGTAATGTGGGTAGTACAACTGTCGTACCTGGACCCGTTGGAACAATATCAAATGTTAGCTTTATTAAAGGTGGGTGTTCAACCGAAGATGCTCAGAGTATAAGCGACGGTGGAAATTCAAGCAGCATACTAGACAATCTTCTTTCATATAAACTCCGTTTCAGTTTACTCGAAGACGATAAAGAAGTAAAAGTGTATGATATTTAATTAAATATTGAATTATTAAAATTGATACACATGTAAATATTCAAAAAACGAAATCACAACATGCCAGTCGTTTATTTTCACGGTATTTACTCAAGTGTATAAAGCCGTCGAGCGGATATTTTCTATTTTTTACGTAGTAGTTACTTGATGCATTTGTTCCCTGAAAATTTCCGGCATTCGCCATTGTTGCTCCATATGCCGAATAAAATGAAAACCCGTTGTTCGTAATGGTGTCTGCTTTCAATTTTTGAAGGCGCGTGCTTCCTGAAACGGCGCCTTGTTGCGCAAATTGCGTATTATTTGGCTTATAAATTGTACTGCAATAACTGTTGGCGGGTTGATTGAGCGCGTTATTATTATACGTTTTAGGATTTGAACAATTTTTAGACTGATAAACTTGGGGACCGTTGGGTTCATTAGTTGGGTATAAAAATTGAAACGGAATATTATTTACATTGGCATAATAGACGCCATCCGCTTTTTTTGTTGTTGAGAGTCGTTGAGCTGCAGTTCTGCATCTGGACTGCAAATAGCCCGCCCTGGTTTCATAATAGGACTGGCTCAGCGTGCAAATGCCCGACCTGATTCGATTATTTTCAGGATTGCACGAAATGCGCACCGTATCATAAACGCTGGTAATTATTTCATAACTTTCATCAACATTTACTTCATCTTCTTGGTCCGGAATCGTTGGAGCAATCGAAGTTATTGGGTCAACATAATAAATTTCTGGAACTGTGGGTTCATCATTGTTATAATCAATGTCGACGATGATTGGAGCCCCCGGAATATTGAGAAATATTTCTTCAATAACTGGAGTGCTAATAAAAAAAGTTGGAACAGATATTGCACCATTATTTTGAATCTTTTCTTCTTCATCACACTTATTTACTGCGTACGCATCTTCTATTTGAAATGAATTTCCGCCCGTCTCAATGCATTTGCACGATTCTGCATTTGTTTTGTAGACGGTTGACCCCGGCGTATCCATCAAATTCACCGTCGCCATTCGTTTTTGGCTAGAGTTGTCTGTTGACGGATTTGTGGGAACCAGCTGTCTGCGCCAATGCTTCAACGGCCGCGCTTTAAAGTTCGGTCCTATAAAATCACCCTGATTTATATTCGATGGAACATTATTTGCATTTGGACGATGCATGCCGGGAATGATGCTGAATGCAGTATCCGCCTTGGTTGCATAATGCGGCTTTCGCGTAGTCCTTAAAGTATTTGAAGTTCTAAAATTTTGCGGATTATTTATTTTTGGAGTTGTTGTTGCCATATTGTATTATTGTATTATTGTATTATTGTATTATTGTATTATTGTATTATTGTATTATACTATAATAATTAATTATTATTATTATATTATAATAATTAATTATTATTAATTATTAAGGGGAACCTTGGTTCCTTACCTTGCATACATGAGTCCGCAATTTCCGCCCACAAATGTCAGCATGTTGAATCTCTCCTCAAAAATCGTCAGGTTATAATTATAATCGTAAATTCTCCACGTCGGCTTATTCACACCAATCGGAACATTTGTTTCCGGGTCACAGATTGTCAAGAAATTAGCGCTAGGGTCCAGCGGTGGATAAAACGTGGTAAATTCAAGCTCAATCGTCGAAAACTTGCTCGCATTTATCGCTCCTGATGGCTGAAATTCGGTAGGCTCAGTATTGAGGCAAAAATTGTAACAATAAAGCCCATCGGGAGCAGAACCGCGACTGCTTGTATATTTTTCGAGATAGTTATAAATTCCGGCATCAAGCACATTCTCTCTATATTTTCCGTCTAATAAAATTCCCAAATTTAACAAGATATCTTTTTGGTTTTCGACGCTGAATGCCTGCGTCATAAAAAGTCCGGTGGGTTCATGTAGAGCGGGGTTCCAACCGGGACCGTAGCATGCGGGTGAAGGCGGCAAGGGCAGCGTCGGCACCGGACAAGGTTGTGGAGGACTCCATGGGCATGGGTCGGTTTCTAAATCAATTGGCGCGGGAATCAATCCAACCGGTCTGTAATTGTAAGCCCAATTCGAATAATTGCTCCATTCATTTCGCAAATACGCGTCGCTTCTTTGGAAATAAAACATCCAGCTGCTTATCATTCCAAGCGAACTTTGCAGCCAGACGCGCCGGCTTCCTGTAACATTTTCATAATTCCACTCGTAAACGGACTTGATGAGGTACTGTTGGGGCATGGTTGCAAACTGTTTGGCTTCATCTCCAGAAAGAAAACAGTATGTTGACATTAGATGAACGTCTGCATTCCAGTCGCTTCGAGTTGAGTTTCCATAATTAAGTTCAACGTTAGGAGGCGGTTGTATAAATCGATAAAACTGTTGCAAGTTATCGTTGAAATTGGGTTGAATATAGTTTGGCGTTGTGTATTCGGGGAAGTAAGATGGCAGCGTATCCTCTCCCGTGTTTACATTGGAAACATCGCGAATTACGAATAGGTCTCTTACCGGGCGAAGCGTGATGTCGATTTGAAGCGTGTTGTACTGCAATGCAACCAACGGGAATGCCATTTTGCTGCTCAGCGTAAACCAGGCATTTATGGGAATGTAAAGTTTTCTAAATCGTATAGACGGCTCAATTCCTGCCGGGTCAGGAGGGTTTGTATAATTGTAAAATGCATTTGGGTAGTTTCCATTGTTTGTGGAAGAAAATGCTGGGTTATTTAATTCCGGTACATTTCCGGTCATTCGATTATAAAGGTCACGCTGTGTTCCGTTGAAATTACGCTGCGTGAGTGCCAGCAAATAACCGCCTGTTAGTTTTTGAAGCGTCTGCCCTCCAACCGATATTGTAATGTCTTTAATCATTTGTGTTCCCAGGTTTTCAATCCACTTGAATTGATACGGCGTCCACGATTCATTGCAAGTTGTCGGAGGTAATACGGGACTCCAAATATTTGGAAGTGTTATAACAAGGTATGTGTCCATCAATAATTCCGCATACCGAGGAATGTAAAACGTAAATTTAGAATCTTCGCTCATTCTCAAATTTCTTTGACCGTCAAAATCAATTCTAAATTTTTGTAACCCAAAATTTGTATATTTTGCATATGTTGATTTAAAAAATGTTTTTTTAGGATTCGAATTTAAAATGATGTTTTGATTTCCATACGCGACTAAATTTAACAAACCTCCTGCCATTGTTTCGTTGTATGTGTTGTGTGTTGTTCTTAATAATTAATGATATAAACTATATATATAAGAATATTGATTCTAAATAATTAAAAACAATTTATATATAAAATATTAACTATGAATTAAATTCGTTAATTAATAATTAATTGTAAGTAAGTAATTAAGTAATTAACTATTGCATCATAATTTAATTATATATACAAAATATAAGATTTAGAATATATTAAAATAATAAAATATAGATGTCGTCTGAGAATTCTAAGAATATCGAATCTTTGAAAAATGAAGTCATTGGAAAAGTGTTGCATTTTAAAAGTATAGTTTCACAAGTTCCAAATACCATGTTGATACACGTAATTGGTTGCACGTTAATTTTTTTTATAATGGCGTGCATGGCATATTATATTTATTACAAGTACACGCTACTTCCAAAAAGCTGTTCACGTTTGAATAAAAAAAAAGCGCCAGTATTGAATTCAAACTGGATAACAACCGCTTCATCAGACCCGTCTTCCCAATTTTTATTGAGAGACTATTACGTAAAAAGTGCTTATAATTGTTGCTCAACTGGAAATTTTTCAAATGATTATGTAAGCACTTGTGCTCTTCAAAATGCAATAAAAATGGGATGCAGGTGTTTAGACTTTGAAGTTTATGGGTACAACGGTCAACCAATCATTTCCACTTCTTTGAGCGACGACAAGTGTATTAAGGAAACATACAACTATGTTCCATTTGATGAAGCGATGAGTACTATTAAAACAACCGCATTTAGCACAAGCTCAACCGTGTGTCCGAATCCGAGCGACCCTCTTTTCTTGCTTTTTAGAATAAAAACAAACGACGTTGATGTGCTCAACACCATGGCCGAATCAATAAATTCAAATTTGAAAGATAGGTTGATGCCAGAGTATAATCACGAATTTGGCGGGAAAAATATTTGCGCTGAACCTGTGCAAAAATTTACTGGTAAAGTTATTATCGTTGTAGAAGCCATTCCTCTTCTTTATCAACCGGGTGCTGAAAAAATGTACGAAATTACAAATCTCACAAGCAATGCCTTTTTAAGAATTTTAAAAGTATTTGACGTGCTGAACAATCCCGACATTACAGAGTTGACAACGTTTAATAAACAGTACATGACAATTGTTATACCTGACGTTTCAATGTCGGTAAATAATTATGACCCTATGCCGCCGTCTTTGGCAGGGTGTCAAGTGATGGCAATGTCATTTCAGCTTTTGCGCGATGGCAACTTGGCTGTATACAACGAGTGGTTTGAAGCCGGTCCGAGCAAGAGCGCATACTTGTTGAAACCTACCGATTTGATGTTTACGCCTCAAACAATCCCGGTGCCGAAACCACAAGATCCTGCGCTTTCTTTTGCCAGCCGCCCGCTCAAATCTGACATGTATAGTTTTTCGATTTAGAGGGAGGGGAACCTAGGTGCCAAGCATTACGCCCCTCTGACCCCTCCTTGCATGTTTACTTGGCACATTGATTTTCCTGATTTTCCCGATTTCAATTTTATTATACATTATTATAAAATTGAAATAAATATATAATTTTATAATAATTACTAGTTGTCTTGTGAATGAATATAGAAAAAGAAGAAACGAACCCAAATAAAAAAAAAATAAAAATTAAAATAAAACCTAAACCGAAAAATGAAATTGTAATATCGGTAAAATCGGCAACAACTGTGTCAAATCTGGTTCAAGAAAACTTTGAAATTTTGAATGAAATGCTGTCAAAAGAGTTGCTTGAAGAGTTGACACGCAAATATGGTTACGAAGACAAAGACTACAGTGAGGAAAATGGAGAAAGAAACGTTTACAATTTTATAGACGTGTATCGTGACATTGTAAAAAAGCAATGGAATATGGAAACAAATTTCACAGACTATCGACTTTTAACCAACATCACATCAAACCCCGAAAAAATAAAAGTGGTTTGGGGCGGGTGTTTGCAGGGGTTGAAACGGCTTCCTAATGAGTCGGTGGGACACATTGTGACTTCGCCGCCTTATTACAATGCGCGCGAATATTCCACTTGGGCAAACCTGAAAGCATATTTAGATGACATGCGCGAAATCATTACTGAATGTTATCGTGTTTTGGATAATCATCGCGTTTTCGTGTTCAATGTTAGCGACGTGGTTGACAATGACAAAATGGATAAAATAAATGCATTCGGTAATAGGAAAATTCCGCTTCCGGCATATTTTATAGTCATGTTTGAAGAATGCGGATTCACATTTGTCGATGATGTTATTTGGGACAAGGGTGAAGTGCAGAGTTCCAGGCATAAAAACGGAAATAAACCGTTTCCATTCTTTCAGTATTCGTGCAACTGCTATGAACACATTCTCATCTTTCACAAACACAGGTTGGAAAAAGACATTAAATATCCGTGTAACGACTGTGGCAGTTTAATCGTAAAGAGCAACAGCTACACGTTTAAAGGGCTTCGCTCATGGGAGTGCAAAAATCCGACTTGTGAAAAGAGCGAATCTGACCGCGGAAAACGCTTCTCGCTAAAAACCATCATGACGCAAAATCCGTTTCGACAAGCTGAAAATATCATACCCAAGGAACTAGTTCAAGACTGGCGACGAGACATTCACAAGCTGTCGCCTGTAATAAAGATAAATAATAAAAAAGAAAATAAATTGGGACATACTGCGCCATTTCCAATGGATATACCGACAATGAGCACTTATTACTATAGTTACCGCGGTGACATTGTTCTGGACATATTTGCCGGAAGTTTTACTAGCGCAATTGCAGCGCAGAAATTGGGGCGCATTGGAGTTGGATTTGAACTCAGAAAAGATTTATTTCGAGACTGTATTATAAAAAATATAACGAATCATGAATGTCAAATGGAAGAGATTGATTTAGTTTGATTTATGATTATTAAAATGAATATTTAGTTTCGTTTGCTTTGTCGTCGTCGTTTGCTTTGTCGTCGTCGTTTGCTTTGTCGTCGTCGTTTGCTTTGTCGTCGTCGTTTGCTTTGTCGTCGTCGTTTGCTTTGTCGTCGTTTCATTCTGCTATTACTTCCGCCTAATCCTTTTTCTTCTTCCGCCGCATCCGCACCCGGTTTTGAGAATAAAGACAACCCACTAAAAAGGCTTTTTGCTTTATCAACTGTTGATTTTTCAGGTGGCTTAAATTCACTCCATGAAAAGCCTTTATACATTGCTCCTTTGTAAGTATTTCCAGGAGAGTATGTCATTTTGACGATATTTTTTGTTCCATCCGAAAGTACAAGCGGAACTTCGCCACGAACGAACGTGCCCTCAAATTCTCGACCATCAGGCCAAGTAATCGTGCCTTTTCCGTGCTCTGTACCATATGCCCAATCGCCATCGTAAATTTTACCATCGAGATAGGTCAATTTGCCTTTTCCGCTAAAATCGCCTTCAACAAAGTCGCCAACGTATACTCGGCCATCCTCATAATTAAATGTGCCTTTTCCGCTTAAATCGCCTTCAACAAAGTCGCCAACGTATACTCGGCCATCCTCATAATTAAATGTGCCTTGTCCATTCCATTTGCCGTGTTTCCACTGGCCATTGTAGGATATTTTAGGACCATTTGTCCAAATGCCATTTCCGTTCGGATAGCCGTTTTTCCACTCGCCATTGTATACTCCACGGCTGTTATTATGATATAGTGGCCATTTAAATCGGGTAGGTTGAGTAGAAGTAAAGGGTATATCAACTCTAAAAGTCTTGCGACCGCGTACAACATTTTCTACTAAAATCAAACCCAGAGAATTCTCCTCAGCCGACATTTTATTTAATATTGTTTATATATTAAGTATATAAATTTAATTATTTAAATGTATTATTTTATAAAACGGGCGGTAAAAAATCATAAAGTAGAAGAAAATTGCAAAACACGCAAAACAGGAAAGGGTAATAAAGCAAAAAAAAATAAATAATGACAGTCTGTCTTTCTGGGTCTGGAAATTATGTGGAAGTTGTATCATCAGCAGAAGCAGCAGCAGCAGCCGCCAGCCATGAATTTCGTTTTGCGATTCTTTCTTCTATTTCTGTCCAATATTCTTTAACCGTGAAGGATTGCTGTTGCATGTTTCCAAGATGAGTATCCCAAAATAAATTTCCAGGGAAATAGTCTGACAACATTACATTATTTTCTGGACAAAATCGTATGTTATGATTATTGACTGCTTCATTGTGACTAACATCAACAATATCATCTTTGCATTCCTCAACTGTCTCCTTGTCAAAGGCGTTTATAGATATTTCCTTTTGCGTGATTGGACTTATGAGCTTCCCATCTCGAATATTTTCAAAATTCTTCATTAACTCATAACATGACTTCCCAAAGTACTTGGTATTCTTCAAATAGTCTTCCAGAGTTTGCTTGTATTCTAACGCATTTTCTCTGGGAATATATTTGTCAATATCAAAAACATGAAGCTTCTGCCAAACTAATGAAGCCATAACATCTATAATGACTTTTTCACTCGACATGAATCCCTTGTGCGTTGTGAATATTTGAGGTTCTTTATCTGGGTGGCTTTTGAAACTTTGCTGTGAGCCCCCTGAAATTTTATAATAATAGTGTCCCAACCAGTTCGCATTACCTTTATTCTTTTTACCCTTGATGGTTTTTTCTGGATTATATGCAACAGGTTCCCAACCTCTTACGACTATTTCATTTTTTAGTCTTACCAGGTCTTCACGCTGAACAGATGACCCCGAGTATCCACCCTCTTTCCTAATGGTTACAATTGCTGCAACAGGATTGCTTGTTTCTCCCCCTATATTATTAATTATGTACTCATCAAGTTCGTCGTTACTGGTTATGTCACCAACGGAAGACTTGCTAATGCGTTCATATTCACGAAATGGAACTTCAATAACAACACCGTTAGTGTACGTTTTTAGTTGGTCGAGCGTCAACCCACATTTGCGAATGATGTAATAAGGAAGCAATATTCTCGAATTCTGACTTACGCGTTTTGTGGTACATACGTCGCATTGTCCAGCTTTATTAATATTTTTCAGTTTTGTTTGTATATTTTTTGGGAACTTCTTTATAATTTCACCAATTATTCCTTTGATGGTTTTTACAGTAATCATTTTGATTGTAAGCTTTGTTTCCTTTTTTTTACAGAGTAACCCATTTGGATATAAATTCAATTTTATATAAATAAATTAAACTGAATTTATCTTAAATGATAAAAAAATAAAGTGTGATAACTCGAAATCACTCAAAACTGACAACAATTTCCACCTTTTCCTTTTTAATACTTTTTGTGGCAGATATAGATAACTCTTCGCGTTTTTTACGAGTTTTGTTTTTGTCTGCCTTTGAATTTGATTCGTTTGTTGTCGTCGTCCCCGATTGAGCGTCGTCGTCACACTCACAATCTTCAGAAGCGGTTGACGTCGAAGACAATGATGAGCGCGAATGTTTAGATGTGCTATTTCTTAAATTCATATCATTTTCAATGGCTTGATAATTTTCTTCAATGCAATGAACAACATCATTTTCAATTGCCCACTTGAAAAAATTCAACTGTCCTATAGTTGTTTGTATAAAGGTTCCGTCTTTATACGGAATCGTAATTCTGTCCCAACGACAAAATGGGTCAAATCGCTTTTTAGAGTACGCTTTCAATTTCAACTTGTAATCCACATATACTTTAAATCTTCTCAGCGTATTTTGAATGGTGTAAACAGTATAAAACTTTTTAGCATAATTGGTTGCAAACCAGTCGATGATACGAAGAGATATTTTGGAGTGACCGTTAATTATTTTAAGCATGGTGTCCAAATTATTTCCCTTTTCATAAAACTTCAATAAATTCTTCAAAAGTAAATTGTTTTGTGTGGTATATGTGCCACCGCCGCCGCCGCCATTATTTTCAACTGCAGCAGAGAATTGCGTTGTTGTTGTTGTTACTGTTGCAGTTTCACAAATGCTCATACATGCACTCATTTTTTTTATAATTGGGTTAAATATGTAGTGTAAATATGTAAATGATTTATTAGTTAATTACTTGTTTACTACTTAATTTTATGAGTTTGGTTTATATCCTTTTTTTCAATTTAAATAATTAAATAATTAAATAAAAAAATAGAATAAATGGATATTTTTATTTAATTCGATTTTCTTGATTTTCGATACGCAATGTATTTCTCCTTGTTACAACAACCACCCCCACCATGAAATCCACAAGTCAAACCACTCCTCCTCCTTTTCATTGTTTTTTTTTTCAGCTATTGCAATTCCGTTTCCATGACGCATTGTATACCTTTTATATGTACTGTATAATAATAGATGAGTGTATATATATCAATTTTTATTTAAATTTGGTTAGTTATCCTATCCCACTTTTTTGAATCTCAATTGTTTTCCATATTTAAAACGACCGCTATCCATTGTGCCTCTTTTCAAGTTGCATTCCAGACAACAAATGACAACATTATCCGTATTGTGTCCGGCATCGTTTTCAATTCTATCCAGCGTCCATTGGCGTTTAGAAAGAACATTTTCATAAATAAGCTCGCACTCGCATTTGCAGTAAAAACATTTCAACTTGGAACATAATAGTTTGTCGATAACATCTTCGAGAGAAATAAATGCATCTTTTGAATAAAAATGTTTGTCAGCATCTTGTCTTTTATATCCAGATAATTTTTTAGTAATTTCTTTTATATAAATGTCGCGATTTTCAATAACATCATTATCCAAATTCATATACAATTTCGATACAACGCTGAATTGGTGCGAGTGTGTAAAATAATGGGCAGGTAAATTCCATTTTTCGCATGCGGCGCGTTTCCTGTAATAATTTGAATTGCCGAAATCATTTACGTCAATCACATTATTCACATTATTTGCGTTACTCCTTGTTTCATTACTCCTTGTTTCTGTTTTAATGGCAGTTTCATTTATTATCAACAGTCCGCATATATTTTTTTTACCACTGATATTTATATTTTTTGTTGATTCCATCTATATTTTATGTAATTTATATTTATTAATACTATTATTATATATTTTACTTATATATTTACAATAAATTATATAACAATCAAGGTGTCAAAATAATATTATAATTACCATTTGAATTACATAATGTCCATTTGTTGTTATTTTTATATTTTATTAAAGAGGTAAATGCAATTTTCATCTGGTCTTCATATTTATAAAATACATTGTATACTTTAGAATACTTTATGGGTGCCCAAGTTGTGATTTCATTAAAATTAGAAGCAGTTATAAACGCGTTGGGTTCTATTTTTCCAATTTTCCAATTATTATCAACAAAAATTATTTTAATAAATAATTCTGTATTCAAGTTATGTGATATATTGTTGAATCTTTTTATATTATTTGAATCCTGTAAATAAGTATAAAGAGAAAATAAATAACTTTTTATATATTTTGAAGGAATGCAAATTAATGTGGAGTTTATGCCACCCCATTCATGACCGTCATAGCACCAAAATGAATCTTCTTTTTCATATAAACTTGAAATGTCAGGAAAAGGAACCAAGTGTAAAAAATCAGACCGAGTTAAAATTATATAATCATAATTTTTTTCAAATGTGTCACCAAACGTTTTACCGATTTCATACCAGTTATAATATACATTCAAATATGGAATATTTATGTAATTATTATTTTTTAATAACTTATTGTAATTAGTAAATATTTTAGTAACATCAGGCGATTCATACATTATCTTATTTTCGGTTTTTAATAAATCTATATTTTTATCCATATTTGTTCCTGTTTTTTGAACCATTACAAACAAATCCGCTTTTAAAGTTTCTAATAAATTTTTATATAAATTTTCTATTACAATTTCTAGAGAGCGCAACTGTCCCCACATACATACAGCATATTTTTTTTGCATTTGTATATTATTTATTGTTGTTTATATATATATCAGTTATATATAAAATAGTTGATTAATTATAATTTACAAATAATTAATTAATTATTTGTAAATTATAATATTTTCATAAATATATAACGATAAGTATAAAAAATTAAATGAATTTGTTCAATTCGCTATTTGGTCCTCTTACTCGTGAATATTGTTTGTATTATTATGGATTTTCTATTTTCTTTTATGTTACGTTTGTTTTTGTAACACTCTTTTCATTGTATAGTCTTTTAACCAAGAAGTTTAGCTTTGGTTTATTGCTTGGATTATTTATGGGCTGCTTTACTTATTTTTTGGCGTATTTTGTCTCCCGCCTTTCTTATTCCATGTGTGTTGGTAGTTTAGCACCTTCTTCATCTCCGCTGCATTTTTTCAATTAATCAACCATTACAGTTTATTCTAAAATAGTATTTATAAAATAGATTTAAACTCTATTTTATAAATATATTAAGGTTAAAAAATAAATAAATCCAAGCAATCCAAATTCTATGATGACTTCTGAAAGTTCTGAAAGTTGTGCAGGTGTTGCTGCTTCTGCTCCGACAATAACAATGATGGAGGTGGAATCTGCATCCAGCAAAAATGATGATAATGCAGCAGATAATGCAGCAGATAATGCGGACAATACCGTTGGCGAGGAGTGCGACTGTATTGAATTAAGAAATATCAAATATAAATCCATGTTATTGAAAAAAACAAGTCCAAAACAAGTGACAAAACATAATTTGAATATTGATGATTTTTTAGAAAAGGAACGAACACAAAATAAAGAAGACCAGTGGGTAAAATTGGATAAATCGATGAAAATGAAAAAGATGAACGCGTTTGTAGAAGTGTATGCGGAGGAACATGTTTTATGCGCTAAAGATAAAGCCGCTCTTTATGACTTTCTAACTTCTAGTATAGAGCAGAAAAAATTGGTTAAAACAAAAGAAGTAGTTTATGACAAGTTGACAGGAACAATTAAATCGATTCCGTGCTTGGTACATTGTCCCGCTTCTGTAAAAAAATTCACTCTTAAACGATGCGAAAAAAGACAGTCCACGTTGAAGTCTCTTGCTCCAAAAAATAAAGTAAAGACGACAAAACCATCCTCGTTGGCGGTGGCTGAATCAGCAGTCCAGGCGCCGTCATCATCATCATTATCATTATCATCATTATCTTCGTTGGTTGAGAATTGATTCGTTTATTTTTTCTGTAAGCTCAATTATACTCTGCTTAATAAATGCAACATCTTCTGATATTTTTATGATTTGACTATTTTGATTTTGATTATTTTGAATGCTGGTTTTATTTGTATTTTCGGTTGTTGTGTTTATTTTTTTGAATTTAGTCATAAGAGCATTTAAATCTAATGTTGCTTCTGTTGCTTCTGTTGATTCTGTTGTTTCTGTTGTTTCTGTTGCTTCTGTTGCTTCTGTTGCTATTGGCTCGTGTTCAGTTTGAACATTATTGAAACTCACTTTTTTTTTCCCATCTGTTGCTGTTACTGCTCTTGCTGTTGCTCTTGCTGCTGTTGTTGTGGTATGATTTTGAAAGTCTGCATTCGAATTCGGATTTATCCATTTTTCTGCTGCATTCTTATCTTCTTTACCCGTTGAGTTATTCAGCTGTTCTAGTTCGCGCTCTCGTGATGCTAGCGTTTCTGCCAGTAACCTTTCCATATCATCTCCTATTGGTTTGTCATAAACATCATCCGAAAATTTAATTTCATCAGGTTTTCTTAATTTTATGATTGAGGACATTTCTTCTTCTTTTTTTTTGAGCTCCATGTTGAATGCAGACTGTCGTTCTTTTTGAATATCTTCCGCCCTATATACTGTTTCAAGTTGGGGAATTTGTTGCTGTTTTTTTTGGTCTGTTATCAATTTTTTACTCTCCTCGGCCATCAAGTTGTCTAATTTTTTACAAATTGCATATACGGCTTCTTTGTTCATTACATTCAAATCAATGGATTGATTCGTTTTTTGGAACGTTTCATTCATTTCGTTTAGAGTTGTTTCAAACATGATTTGAACTTTTTTAAGCGATGCGTCAGGTACACTGTTGAACTTCCCACCACCATGCAAAACGCTCCATAGTAATCCTTTATTTTCATTGCTTGTAAATGTGGACAGTTGTTGTGAATTCGAACTCAAGTTCATTATTTTTGTAAATATTTTATTTTATATATTTTATTTTTATTTATAATAAATATTGTAAATACTCTTTATTATAATTTATAATTTATAATTGATTTTATTATTTTATTATTTTATTTGTCGCCCGTCCCTATTAATGTCAACATTTTAAGAACAAAATATTGAAGCAAGTATTCGGTTTTGCACTCTTGTATGTGGACAACATTTTCAATAAAATTTAAAAAAGCTGAATTTATATAATGTGGGTCATGGCGTATAATGTAATTCAGGTAATTTTTTATCATATTTTTACGCTCAATGTTGTAATATAAACTTATTTCGTTTAGTTTTTCAATAATTATACATGATTTTACACGCGATTTAAATAGCTGGGTAATGCTTTCCCATACCGCATTTGTAATTACGTGACAGTTATGAATAAGATGTTGATTTGCCTGCATATAGTTTATCATGCTTCGAATGTCGGAATTGAAATGGCGCTGAATAGATACTAAAATAGTTTCATCAACATTTAATTTTTCGGCAATATTAATTTTTTTCAAAAAGCAAAGAATATTTGATTCGGGCAGTTGGTTGAACCGCATTCGCACAAACTCGGTTTGCAGAGCTTCATCTATCCTGCTGATGTAATTGCAAATTAAACAAAATCGAACATTTACAAGGTTATTATAATTGTTCAACAAATATCTTAGCGCCGTTTGTGCATTCTTTGTCATGTAATCAACTTCATCCAAAATTACAAATTTCATTCCTTCGCCAAACATTGACTTTGATGTAACAAACCCATTTATTTGATTTCGAATAATGTCGATTCCTCTTTCATCAGACGCATTTAGGTGAATCATTAATCCCTTGTTTTTTTGATGATATTTTTCTTGATATGCATTTACAAGATTTATAATGGTGGTTGTTTTTCCGGTCCCCGGAGGACCATACAATAATAAATTTGGGAAATAATTGTTTTTAATTATTGATAAAAGTATTTTTTTATTTATACCATCCAACACAATGTCGTCAAAATGCGTGGGTCTATATTTTTCAACCCACGGAGTTGAACCATCTACATCCGCGGCGGCGCCTGCACATGACCCACCCTTTATCACACCGTCATCACTAGAAATCATGATACAAGTAATTAAATTAAATCAAAAGGTTATTATTGGGTTGTTTTTTTTATTGTTGATTATTATTAATTTTAATGTTTATTATGTTTTTTACGTTTTATTTATTATAAATAAATTGAAGTTATATTTCATAATAGTTAATGGAAGATATAACGACACCGCCCACGTTTGCACCGCCGCTAATGACATCGCAATCAAAAAGAGAAACAGCTGGATATTTAGAAATTATATTAGGACCGATGTGGTCTGGGAAAACATCGGCTCTGTTAAAGATTTACAGGCAATATTCATTCTGTAAATCGCAAATTTGCGTAATAAATTATGAAGCAGATGTTCGATACTCTGCAACCATGTTATCAACACATGACAAAGAAATGATTCCATGCATACTCGGGTTTTCCATGGAAGAAATTATGAAAATTCACAAGGATGAAATTGAAAATAGTGATGTTATACTGATAAACGAGGGACAATTTTTTAGAGACATTGTGCCATTTACAATCAAAATGGTGGAAGAAGAAAGAAAAAAAGTATACATCTGCGGTTTAGATGGAGACTTTAAACGAGATAAAATTGGAAACCTTCTGGACCTGATTCCCATCTGCGACAAGATGACCAAGTTGCACGCGCTGTGCAGTATGTGTAAAGACGGAACGCTTGCGCCGTTTACACTCAGAAGTACGTGCGACACAGAGCAAGTTTTAATAGGCAATGACATTTACATGCCTCTGTGCAGAAGCTGTTACAATACGCAAACAAAACGTAAAATGGAGGGACGCGAATAACACGGTTAATATTGCTCAATCGAACCATCTAGATTTGTCAAAAATGTTGTAACCTTCAATGAAGGGTATTTTTTATTCATTGCAATTTTGAATTTATTCAAATTTACCTTGTGCAACTCATACTCTTCTTGCTTTGACATTGACGGGTTATCATATAAAATTCTATACGCTCCACAATCCATGTGGTCCAATACAACTATTTCATCAATTTGGTGCAAGTCAATGGCTAGTTCAACGTGTTTATCAAAAGTTTCACTCCATGCTGGAAAGGAATCTTGGTTGTAACCTAAACTAGCGCCCGCCAAGCTAAATTTATTATAATTATCACGATATCCTGATGCATTAAAAAAATATACCTTGTCGTTTACAAATCTAAAATCCATACATGATAAAATGATGGCTTTCGCTGTATACTCTGATAACCTATCTCGAACGGGGGAACGGTTTACATAAATATAAATAAAAAGTATTGAAATAATGAAAACGATTGAATAAATAATAATGGTTTTTTTATTCATATTTGATTTTAATTCTTTATATTATAAATGAATAAAAAATTAAAATAAAAATGAATAAAAAATATAAATGAATAAAAAATAAAATGAATAACTTATATAATTAAATAAATACGACTAAATTGGAAACTCAACATTAATTGCGTCTATTGTGTCGTTTTTGTCGTCGCACCTTGTGAGTTTTGCGACTTGCTGTTTTTACATTTTTCTTTTTATTATTTGATGTTGAATGCAACCGCCTTGAATGCGTTGGGCTTGTTGGGCTTGGGCTTGGGCTTGGGCCCGGGCTTCTGTTTTTTGTTGTCAAAGTCCTGGGACTCCTAGGACTCCTAGGACTTCTCCTTTTTGGAGTAGCGTCTACCGGAGTATTTTTGCGCTTTGAATAAGACGGCGAGTGCTTATTAATACTCTCTATTTTTTCTTTGAAATTTTTTGCCGCTTTTCCTTTTAATGCTTTATTTTTTTTATGTTTTTCAATCGGATTATAATTTAAAAACCATTCGTCGTATTCCCGTGTCCCTTTTTTATTCTTCAACTTTTCAAACATGTGCGATTTTACATCTTTAATGTCTTTCAGGGTAACCTGCTTACCGATGCACGGCTTGGAAAATCTTTTAAATATACCTTCATTTTTTGTCAATTTATCATACTGTAAATCATATATGTATTGACTCATGCAAAGTAGGCGGTCTCTATCATAATACGGTCTATTAATATAAAGAAACAGCAAATAAAAACTGAGAATTGTGTCTGTTGTTGCAATGTGTACATCTTTTCCGTTTATTTTAACCACATTGTAATTGTGACACGCACCGGGAGACGGCTCATATACAAATGCAACAGTTCTACCATCGACTATGATTTCATAATGAGAAGATACGTGTTCTCCGAATTCTTCGCGCTTCTCAATAACGACGCTTTTGAAATCGCCCGTGTTATCCAGAACCTTTTTTATTTTACTGGCAGATTTGTCTGCATGTTCAGACAATAAATCAAATGACGGCATGCTTGAATATAAAACAGGTCGTTCTGATTTTTTTAAATGCTCTGAAAATAACGAACACGCATACCCTCCAAAAAATACGAGTTTTTCAGAAATTGCTTCATCACGTATCAAATCAAATATTTCTATTTCTTTTTTATTTGGAGATAATGACGACTCTTTTGCATTTTTCAAACAGTTTTCACCTTTTAATTGGTAATTTTTATTGAAACGCATTAATCGACTGTAAACTTTCTCCCATCGTGACACATCGCCGTCTGGACGAGAGAGTTCTAAATACATGGACATTCTCAAAAAGTTGACGGGCGCATACAATATTCCATTCTTTTCAATTGTTTCACGCATCAGACTCTTGAATAATTCCGGTTCTATAAATGTTATATCTGCAACACCAATAAAATTCACAAATACTTTATATGTTCCGGTGTGCATGCCTGATTTTGCCTCAACATCACTAAATCCTTTACTGTAAAAAATGTCGGCAAGTTCTTTTGCATCGTCTAATGAATTTGGAGAGAAGAAATCATAATCCGGAATCTCTCGAGTCATGTCATAGAATTGGTCCTTTTTTGGAAGAATGTTATTTATCGCAGTTCCTCCATAACAAATTAGTTTTTTCTTTATTAGAAATTGTTCGACAATCGAAACTATTTCTTTAATTGTTGGGTTACTTACTAATTTTTCACCTTGTTTGGCTTCTATTTCTTTCTGCGATTTCTTCAATATTTCTAGAGCGCGCTGTTCTTTGCTTTCACTCATTTGGATGTTGTCCCTTTATATTGTACTATTATATATATATACTATTATATAATATAAATTATATAGTTGAATTAAAATAAATGAATGGAAAAAATATATATTGAAATTGAGAAGTTAAAGAACGAACTGTATATTCCCTTTAGTAATAAGTAATTATATTATTATTATTATTTTATAATTATATATTAATAATAATAATTTTTATAATAATTCATTTGAAATAAAATAATAATGAAATCATTTTTGAATGGAGCCACTCCAATTAGCGCATTATTTTCATCAAATAAAGAAGCATTTAGTCTTTCATCTCCATTTTCTTCTGACCCATCAGGAAACACGACAACTGACCCATCAGGAAACACGACAACCACAACTGACCCATCAGGAAACACGACAACCACAACTGACCCATCAGGAAATACATCCGGGTCTGGAATGTTCGGAAATATGTTTTCTGGTTCTACAGACACCGACGCATCAGGAAACTCAACATCATCTGGGGGAGTATTCGGCAACATGTTTTCTGATTCTACAGATGCATCCGGAAACACAGTCGACGCTTCAGGAAATCCAGTCGACGCTTCAGGAAATCCAGTCGACGCTTCAGGAAATCCAGTGAATACAAATCCATCTATTTCTACATACGCCGACTTTTTTCAAAGTTTATTTTTTTTATTTATCAAAATATGCATTGCCGTATATGTGGGGGCATCGTTTTTATGTTTAGTACGAATGTCAAGACAAGATTTGACAAATTATTTGCCTTCTGACATTAACCGATACCCTTATTGTAGTCCAGATGGAACTCAAGAATTTGGTGTTGAAGAAGACCCGATATATTCATACGGATTTCCGTACAATTTATATTGTGACGCAAATGATGATGAAAAATGTTCCAAAACATGCCGAGTTATAAAAACTGAGCTGCAAGACCCCGATGCTTTTGTTGAATACACACCGTTTGCTTTTTGGCTGTCGCTTTCTATGAAAAATACGTATGCAACGTTTCGAGCATTCATTAAAATGATTTGCATGAAAATGGGTAATTTATCACAACAAAATCAATATGACACATATGGAATTCTTGAAAATGTCATCATGCTTTTAGGGGTATTACTTGTCTACATTCTAGTGTTGTATGGAGGATTCGTTGGATTTTTTATGTCATACGCATTTCAATTCTATAATAATGGATTTTTAATGAGCGGATTACTATGGACTCTTGGATTGTTTTTAGTGTCGTGGATACCACCATTCTTCAATTTTTTTGGGTTTATTATTCAAGTGTTGGTCACGTTTTTGTGGATTCCATTTACCCAAAATACAAAACACGCGGCACCAACAAAAAATACCAAGGTTGTTTTTGAGATATTTCAAAGTAAAAAAAAACTACTCCTTTTGTTATTTAGCATTGGAATGGTAATGAATGCATTTAGTTATTTGTCTGACTATGAACCATACTATGTATTAGTAGCCGTTTTCATTTTTTTATTTAATATGTTTGGATTCAACTCATCTAAAGATACACCGCCCAGTTAATATATCAACAATCATAAAACAATCAATCAATGAATTCTTCAACAACAACACCATTTGTAAGCGTTTGCACGCCGACTTTCAACAGAAGACCATTTTTCCCGACAATAATTAAATGTTTCGACAGCCAAACCTATCCCAAAGACCGAATGGAATGGATAATTGTGGATGACGGCACCGACAAAATTGAAGACATTGTAAAAGACCACCCGCTCGTAAAGTATTTCAAGTACGATGAAAAAATGCCCCTAGGAAAAAAACGCAATATTATGCACAAAAAGGCGCGCGGGTCAATCATCGTGTATATGGATGATGACGATTATTACCCACCGGAACGCGTATCTCACGCCGTGGAAGTGCTTGTAAAAAACCCGCAAGCATTGTGTGCGGGAAGCAGCGAAATGTATATTTATTTCAAAGATACGGACCGAATGATACAGTTTGGTCCCTACGGTCCTAATCACGCCACTGCCGGAACATTTGCATTTCGAAAAGAATTACTACGCGAACATAAATATAACAATGATGCGTGTTTGGCAGAAGAGCGCGAATTTCTCAAGGGATACACGGTTCCGTTCGTTCAGCTTGACCCGATGAAAGCAATACTGGTTTTTTCACACCGTCACAATACGTTTGATAAGCGCACTTTGCTGAATGACCCTTTCAGTAACGTTATGCGCTTGTCTGAAAAAACAGTTGGCGATTTTATAAAGGACGCGGAGGTTGCCGAGTTTTTTATGAATCTTGAAACTGTGCTTACGGCATATCCGCCAGGAGAACCTGAAATGAAACCCGACGTTTTGAGAGAAACCAAAATATTATTGAAAAAGAAAGAGGAAATGAAAAGAAATGCAATCGAACAGCACCGGAATCAAAAGCAGAAACAACAAGAACAACAAGACTTTAAAAAAAAACAATATGATAAAATTGCAGAAACAAATCCTGAAATTTTTCAACGCATTCAATCGCAACAACAACAAATCGACGCTTTGCAACACGAAAATCAGGTGCTTCAAAATCAATTACGCCAGTTGAAAGAACTTTATGCAAAGACAATTCGAGAGAATATGGAATTAAAAAATAAATAAATAACAGATATATAGATTTATAAAAAATATAATAATCTTCATAATTATTTCTAATTATTATATGTTTTATAATCGCTAAGAACCATCTCACGAAGTGTTTCAGCGGTGGAATACTTTGGAAACCAACCCAGTTCATTATATGCTTTCTCACTATTCCCCAAAAGAAGTTCAACTTCAGCTGGTCTAAAATATTTCGGATGAATGCGCACCACCACCTTTCCATCAATCCTGCCCACTTCGTCTAATCCCTCGCCACACCATTCTACCTTTTTTCCAAACACATCAAATGACATTTGAATGATTTCGCGAATGCTAAATGTACTGCCGGTACTTAGCACATAATCAATCGGTTTTTCCGCTTGTAGCATTAACCACATTCCATATACATAGTCTTTGGCGTGTCCCAAGTCGCGTTTGCTATTCAAGTTACCTAAAGACACGTGTTCCTGCTTACCCGCAACAATAGCTGCAACGGCAAGCGTAATCTTACGACACACAAACGTTTCTCCGCGTCGCGAACTCGTGTGATTGAAAAGAATTCCGTTGCAAGCATACAATCCATAACTTTCACGATAGTTTTTAACAATCCAATAACCATATAACTTGGCTATTGCATATGGACTTTGTGGATTAAATGGAGTCGTTTCGCATTGAGGCGTTTCTAAAACTTTTCCAAATAATTCACTAGTTGATGCTTGGTAAAACCTTATTTTATCTTTAAGACCCGTTTTGAGAATCGTTTCTAATAAACGCAGTGTTCCCATTGCGTCAACTTGACCGGTGTATTCTGGAACTTCAAAACTTACTTTTACGTGACTTTGAGCTGCGAGGTTGTATACTTCTAGTCTTTCAAAATTGCGACCCTGGTCAGTAATAATTGTATTGAATACGTTTTGTAAACTGGTCTGGTCTGTCATATCTCCGTAAATCAGTTTTACTTTTGAAAAAAGATGGTCGATTCTTTCAGTGTGAATACTACTATGACGACGTATAATGCCATTAACAATATAGTTTTTTTCAACTAAAAGTTCGGCCAAGTAACTACCATCTTGTCCTGTTATACCAGTAATTAAAGCAATAAATGTCATTGTATTGTATTTTATCTAATGTTATCCATGTTTATATGTTTTTATATGTTTTGTAATAATATAATAATTTGAATAAAGAAAATAATATAATTTTATACGTAAAATATAATATTATATTTATATAAATTAGATATTTATTACAAGCTTATCACAAGTTTACAATGACAGGAAACACGAATACTCCCAAACAAAATGCTCCATTAAACTTTAGGACATCGAACTCACTGATAACAACAAGGGTACCGCATTATGCCACAAAAACAACAACGGCAAACAGCGTTGTTCCCGGTTTACACCGCCCAAACACCAACGGCGTTCCGTCAAATATACACCAGCATGATTTTGATGGTCCAGAATTCAGCGCTCGACCTATCAAACATTGGAGACGACAACTAGTTCCCACATCAGTTAATGCGACAGGCGGCGTAACAACAGGACCTTCACAACCCATCGGGTCGTCGGGTCGGCGCAATGCAACCGTCGGATTATTGATGGACCGACCTGGAGCTGTAACATATGTTGGCGATGCATCGTGCAAGTGTGTTTCGCAGCCCGGAAATTCATACACAATTAGCGAACACTTTTTAGAAGTACCAAAAAATAAAGGAACAATTGTTGAAAATCAAGGTGTTATTGTTATTAACAACGGTTATGAAAACGGTGGTTACGAAAACGGTGGTTATGAAATAAATACCGGCATATATAACACAAAATGCGTTGGCTGCAACCCGCAAAATAATGTCATTAAAAGTGCATCCAGTCTTCTTAGCAGGGCATATTATTCAGACACAACCGGCTATTTGAAATCCAGGTGCAAAACGTACCAGCAAAATGCATCCATCAATCGAACATCTGGAGTCACATACCTGGGTCCCAACGGGCAGCACATATGGGCAACATCTAGCGCAAACGGGTCTCAGGTTTATCAGACCAATGATATTTATAAACCAAGAGTGAATCCACACGCGTGCGGCGGCTCAGGTGCATCAGGTGCATCCACTGTTATATTTAAACCGAATAATTACCAGTACTCAGTTCAAGGCGCAGTTGACAGTAGCACGCGAATTGAAAAGCTCAAATTAAATACCATCAACACGAATGCAAATTCGCTGAGAAGCGCGTTTGGAAATGAAGCAGCTAGCGCGTGCAGATTTACGGGCAGCGCTGACACACCTTATTTTCTTAAAAATAAATATCAACCACCTATTTGCAGTGAAACCAACCTGATATCAAGATACAGACAAAATAAAAGAATTTGCAGTTTATAAGCAAATTATACGGTACCTAGACTTGTGAAGGAATCACTGTTACAGTATTGTCTAAATAGGGACACTTTACAATATTCGGATTGATGGAAAAACAATTGTGTGCCATGTCTTTGTATTGAAATACGTCTTTGTTATCGGTGGTTGGATACACCACAACGCTCCGCTCCGCAGGCGAAGATAAATGAATAAACAGCATACCGATTAGAAAACTTAAAATAAATAACTTGACTGAAATATATTTCATTTAATTTATGTATAGATTTTTATATGTCTTTTAAAATACGAGAATGGTATATATCAATGATAATATTAATTTTTTTATTAATATTATTAATATCATTAATATATAGTAAAATATATAGTAAATAAAATAGAATAGTTGAGAATGATTAATTTCAAAGAATGGATACATAAAGAAAATAGTAAATATATTATATCGATTATCTTGGGTCTTGGTTTAGCAGCATTATTTAGAAAGGCGTGCAAGGATGGCGCCTGCATTCATTTTGAATCGCCGCCAATGAAGGATTTAACGGGCGGAAATGTTTATAAATATGGGAGCGAATGTTACAATTATGATGTTGCCACACAAAAATGCAATTCTAATAAAAAAACGGTAGAATTAAGTAATGGATTGCGTAATATGATATAGTATATTTTTATTATTTATATTTAGAGGAAATAAATAATAACATGAACGATACAACAAGTATAGACGATTTGCCAGGAATTGCCAGTGGCGGCGGTGGCGGCGGTGGCGGCGGTGGCGGCGGAATAGTTCAAAATGCTTTAAAGCCTGAAATTCCGCACCAAACTTATTCTCCGATGGTTGTTTCGCAGCAACCACTCCAGCACCAGCAGCAGCAGCAACAGTCGCAAGCAACGCCCGATATGAATGTAAATGAATTTGTAACCGGTTTACAGCGCGCGACAGCGTCCGGAATGACTGCTCTTCCTATTAGAGACGTACCTAGAAATACGGAAAGTGTGGTGTCAGACGAACAGACAATGCCCAATTATGTTCCCAAAGCGCCTCATGATTATATACGAGAACATCACGAAAATACGCAGTCATTTTTACAGCATCATGAGCGGTCAACAAATCGTGGAGAGTCAATTGATGTTGTCTATGAAACGCTTCAAGTGCCAATTTTATTAGCCATACTCTATTTTACATTTCAATTGCCCGTTATGCGAAAATATTTGCTAATGTATCTTCCGAGCATTTTCAATAAAGACGGAAATCATAATTTATCCGGACTTTTATTTATAAGTATTCTATTTTCATGCACATATTATGGAATTAATTTCGTTCTTACTCAGTTTGTTTTAGAATCTGAATAATTTTGGTTTTGTTTACATTCAGACCGTTGAAGAATTCAAATGGGAAAAAATGTTGTATATATATATATATATATATATATAGTGATGTGTTGGAATGAGGATGTTTCATTAAATACATTTTTATTTAGTAGTTTTGTATTATTACTTATTATTTATAACAATTTATTTACCAAATACAAAATTCA